TCGGTGGCCACAAAGAAGGTTCTCGCTAGAATACCTTTGTCGGAATAGTCTACCGAACCTTCTTCGTTCGTTTGCAGTACCTGTCCAAAACCTCCAATTGGGATCCTTGTTATGTCTTGTGTGCTTTCGTCCCCGGCTAGTCCTCTTGAAAGATCGTATGTTAGCAAATCTCCTCGGCTTCTTAAACCCTGCTTGCCGATGGATTCTATGGTCATATCCCAATATTCAAATCCGCTACCGTTATCTCCGGGATAATTTTGACTGCTAGAATCGTGTCCGAAGTTACATGTGTAAACATCACCTTCAAATATTACCATGTCTCCGACAAAATAAAGTCGATTTTCCGACCACTCTGCTTTCCATGCACTTCCTGGTACTACTAATTCCCAATTAGAAATATCTAAGTAATCTAATGTACTGGCATCACTGACTGTATCTAGTATGGCTACATAGAGATTTCCACCTCTACGCACAACATCGCCCATTTTATAGGTGTCATCCTGTGACCACTCACCTCGGAAGTTGACGCCTTTGCTCAATATCGCCCAGTAATCTTCGGGAGCCACGATATTATAGATCGAATCTATAGGAAATTTATTGTAACTAGCTCGTGTGGCATAGAAAAGGAAACCGCCGTATCGGACTACGCTACCGATACCATAATATATATTCTGCGTCCATTCCTGATCAAACTGCTGTCCGTATAATTCTACTTGCCAAAATTCTTCTTCGAATTGGTCGTCGGGTAGAGAAGTATGTCCAGTTATACATCTCAACAATGAACCGTTATAGGAAACAAGATCATTTTTTCTGTATCTTGTTATTTCTAACCACTGTCCTCTAAATTCTACACCTTCGTAATACGGCGTCCATGTTTCGAGTGTGCTGTCGTCAGTGGCATCATTATTACCTACTTCAATACCTTCGTCGGACGTTCCGGAAGTGTGTCCTAAAATACATCTATAAGTATTTCCTCCGTAATTGACTACATCGCCGATTCCGTATCTAGTAGCTTCAGTCCAGTCTCCTTTAAAATCAACACCGTAGGCAAATATTTCCCAATTTAGTATGTTAGCATCGAATGTCGCTTGAGATAAATGTCCGTCTACACAGACCCACAAATATCCTCCGTAGTTTACTACTTCGCCGATGTTATATTGGGTCGCGGTCGTCCAATTTCCTGCCCATGAGCCTACAGATTCGGTCATAGACCTCCATCTTGGCGTTTCTGCAGTATCTCCAGGAACCAAAAAGTTTAAGTCATCATAAAAATCGTCTTGAGCAACGTGAGTGACTATACAGACAAAGCTGCTACCGCCATAGCTTACAACGTCGTCTCTCTTATAAGAAGTTCCTGTGATCCACGGGCCCTTCCATGTATATCTAAATTGACCTATCTTAAATTCTGCCATAATCTATCTCTTTATGATGAAATACCTTCTGGATAATCGTATCCGCTGAATAGTCTTTGTACGAAATTTCCTTCTTCGTCTACGTAATAAAAAGCTGCACGAGCATCCCAACGATATTGAGGATATTTTAAATTTTCATAATTTTTATCATGATTATCATCAATACCATCGAAAAAATCTACGCCTGCTTCAAAATCTTCGAAATTGTTTTCTGGACGGCCTGCGATGTTTATCTCGTAGGAATCTTTATCAGTGAGCTGATCGCTTCGTACTAGGAATAGTTCTCCGTCGTCGTTTCTGCGTAAGGCAAAAAAGTACTGCGGACTGTTTCCTAAAATGTCGTCTGGTGTTCTTCCAAAATAAAATGCCATTGCCCGCTCCTTATGATATCTCTACGTAACTAACTATCACGTCGAGGCTATTGTCTATATTGCTATTGATTCTCATTCCTGCCGTCTCTGGTAAGATTAATTTTTCGCCGTCTGTCACTACTTTAACTGATGTGTTCGGAGGAATGATAACATTTTTCAAATATAAAGCCGGTGCACTATCTTCGTTGACGACATAGACATCTACTACTACTGTTTCGTAGAGTGTTGTATTTGCTAGATTACAACCAACAACAGTGGCTCGTATTCCTTCGGCGATCTGTAAAACATCGACGGGCACGGTTCCTATATTGGTTGCGGTTGACATTTTAAACTGGGTGGGCATTTTCTCGTTATCCTAACATTAGTGAGTATATAGTCGAAATTTCGTTAGCATCATTTTCCGAAACAGCGCCTGACGATCCTGCTGGGCTTGCCCAGGCTGTTCCTGTCCATACCTCTAAAGCCCTTGACACTGTATTATATCTAGTCATTCCGACTTCTGCGTATGCAGTAGGTCTTTCTCCGTCATTGCCTACAGGAGGAACAAAACCATTTGTACCGTCAATTTTAAAATAGCCTGTACCTGTATGGACTATCTGAGTGACTGCATTTACGACTACGTTGGTAATAATATTACCGTTAAATTTCAAATTACCTAGACGAACCCCTCCGCTAGAGTTACCTTCTAAGTAGACGTCTTGTCCGGCAGTTGTGGAAATCGTGTTATCGTTAAAGATAAGATTTCCGATATTCAACGAAGGAATATTGATCTGGGTAGTATAAAAGTTATTAACATAGATATCATTCCATCGATACGAAGGGCTTCCTAGATCCCAGGTGTCATCTGCCTCCGGAATTAAATCACTTTGAATGCTGGCATTGATTTGAATACTGTCTGTAGACTCGTCACCAATAATAATGTTTCCGCCAATAGTTATACTTCCGTTCGCTGTAATATTTCCTGTAACATCTAAGTTTCCGGTTACATTGGTATTAGCCTGTAGTTCGATCGTTCCTGTGCCGTTTGGAAGTATTTCGATTGGACTGTTTGAATTTACTGTGGAAATTGAATTACCTTGTATTTCAAAATCGTCGATAGCTAGTTTAGAATGGTAAACTGTGGGCTCATTACCTGATGCTGTAAAGTCTACGATGTTTGTGCTGCTAGTAATAGAATTTCCAGTAAAAGTAAGATTAGCTATAGAAGCTGTGTTATCTACTCTTATGGTTGTTGTTTTTGTTGTGCCGCTGACATCTAGATCGGTAGTAGGGGCGATTTTATTCACGCCGATTCGAGCGTTTGTAACGTCTAGGTATAAAAGGTCAGTCTCAAAGGCTAAATCTACGCCATCGCGGACGAGATTTGACTTTAAGAGCGGACCCGAGATTCGACCAATCGAGTTTGCCATTCGCTCTCCTATCTACCCCGTGTTTCACGGTTAACCACCTTACATTGCGGGTTTACCACAGTTTAACCATACGAGAAATGGTCGTTTCTCGTAATCAATAGTATTTATGCAGATTGGAAATTATCCGAATGTTAGTGCTCGAGAAATCGCTAGATCGATCATTAGTTCGTTGGTTACCACTGCACCAGGTCCAGTGGCCACTATGTAAGTGTCTCCGTCGAAGCATTCCATCAATTCTAAATCAGTGTTCCAGCGTGTTTCTCCAATTTCTAGATACTGTCTTTCAGCAGTTGTACCTGCAGGAATCCTAAATGCATCGTTGGCTGTAAATTTTAAGTATCCTGTTCCAGTATGCTGTATAGTCAAAGGAGTATTGTCGAGTCCGGCACCATTTCCATATTGTGTGTACAACACCGGATCGTCAAATATATAAGGTTTGATGACTGTGTGATACCATCTCTGTTCATTATTAGTAGAAGCTCCGGTTCCTAATCCGATATCGAGAATTTTTTGAGCATCATCCGCGTTGACTATATTAAAATTATCTTGATCGTTTCTGATATCTCCTAGCGATGCTGTTCTAGGAATATCAGAAGTAGATCCAGGTCCTGTTACGATTTCTTCGATACCAGTTACAACATTATCAATCCACAATGCTTTATCTATAACATTACCTGCAACAGCACTTAAAATACTGTTACTGATCGATGTCGGATCTAGTTCCGGGGTTTCAACTAAATTAGTTAAATTATTTCCTTCTATTTTTATTTGCTCAACATAGGTTACTCCAGTACTTGGTGTGATAAACAAGTCTTCATTAGATAGTACTGTGGTAATCTGATTTGAAGGGCCGCCAATATAAGTTTGTTCGCTGACTAATGCGCTATCTGGGCGTATAGTGGTTATGTTTCTCCAATCTGTTATATGTGCTTCTGCCCATCTCTTAGAAACTGAACCTAGATTATATGTTAAAGTTAGACCTGGATTTATGTCTTGAGTTAGATCGGTTCCGATTTCAACGACGTCAGTGGGTTCATCGCCGATTATAATATTACTGTTAGTTCGTAGATTTCCATCGAGAGAAACAGCACCAGTTACATTTAAATTTCCAGTAACGTTAGTATTAGCTTGTAATTCTATCGTTCCCGTGCCGCTAGGGTTGAAAAGTATGTTAGTATTATTTGTGGTTGATGTTAGCTTATTTCCGTCAAACAATAAGTTGGCTGTTGATAATTTGTCAAACAGTATAGATCCGTTTGAACCAGTAGTGAAAATTTCTATATTACCTACAGTAGTTCCTATTCTATTATTGTTTATATAAAAATTGTTTATATAAGCATCGCTGTCGACTATCAATCTTCGAGTCAAAACATCGCCATTGATTTCTAATTCATATCCAGGTGTATCTGTGTTGATTCCTATACCGGACCCGTTTAGAACTTCTGGTAGGGTTGAGTCATAGTTAGGATCGCCCTCTTCTCCGTCAACTTCGTGATTGCCTTTGACGATAGGAGATACTTTAAGGTATAATAGATCTGTGTTGAATGCTAGGTCAACACCATTTCTTAAAAGATTTTCAGATAGAAGTTTTCCGCTGATTCTACCCAGAGACGGAGCCTGATCTGGTTCTAGACCAAAAGGTGAAGCTCCTCCTAAATTGCCGGGCCCGCCTAATACTCCTGCCATTTATAACTCCTTATGCTCCTACATCGCCGTTTAGTGCCTTGACCACTGTGGCTAATCTATCTAATGCTTCGCCTACAGTCGTCGGAGCTGTTCCGGACCAGTCGCCGGCGGTAGTTGGATAGTATGCTAGGCTACCATCGACTCCATTTACAATCATTGTGCTATCATCAGCAAATACGCTGCCTTTAAGGTCTCCTAATACAGATAATCCTTCGACTATTGCTGCACTGAAATTAACATTACCATTGAAAACAATATTATTGCTTCCGTGGCCTATCGTAACCGTACCACTTGTACCAACTCCGATATTGATCGGAGAAGTTGCTGCGCCTTGAATTGTAATAGTGCCTGTGGTTCCTAGATTGATACTTCCGTCTAAGTCACTTATTGAAATATTACCGGCTCCGGTAAAATCACTCAATCCTACAGAACCGTTTTGAGCAACAATATTAAAATTACCGTTAGAGGATTGTAGATAAGCACTTGTAGAAGAGTTCATTATTATATCAGCATCTGAAGCTATTGTCAGTGTTGATGTATTCTCTAATCTTGGTGTTATTATTTCTAAAGCATATATCTTATTATCAACGGCATCCACTATTACAGAACTGTCATCAGCAAATACTGAACCTTTGATATCTCCGGTTATCGAAGCTTCTAATCCTGTTATAGTTGATCCTGTAACTAGGATTGTTGAATTCTGCATGTCAATAGTCTTGCCATCGCCGAAGTCAAATATATCAGCAGTTACTCCAATTTCTATTGATCCTGGACCACCGTCATTATAAGTCAGTCCTTGTGATGTGACATTTATCAACGCACTACCATCTATTGCCGGCAACGCACCTGATAGGTTTGCCGCTGGTATGATTCCACTTACCGCATCGATTAGTAAAGTCGAATCATCAGCAAATACTGAACCTTTGATATCTCCGGTAGTTTCTATGGTAATTCTATCATTGCCTGCATCAGTAGTTAGGTTTATACCAACTCCAGCTACTAATGTAAGAGTATCTGTAGCACTGTCTGCCGTCACGGTGCTTTGCCCCGAAACTGCTATGTTTTTAAAACTGTCTGTGGTTGTAGAAGTTATGATAGAATTTGCCACAGAAGAAGGTAGGGTAGAATAAACAACTTTTCCACCGCCGGGAAAATTCACTATGAGATCATTATTGCTAGAAGAAATTATGGTATCTCTAGAAAGAGTAGACGCAGAAGCATTATATGTGCCTCGTCCTATCTCCCAGTTACCGGCTACATCATAAACACCGTAATATGTTTCATTACCGTCGCCGATTGCATCAAATCCTTGATGTCCTTGGAACGTATGCTCTAATAGAAACGGACTAGTTCCGTCTGTGAATGATCTTACTTTAATTCGATCGGCGACCACTAATGCCATACATATCTCCGTATTTGATATGTATATTTACCGCAAAATCAAATATATTATGTTGCGTAACCGAAGAAGATCGTAATGTATTTGTCAAAAGGTACAGAACTAGTAAACTCGATCCAAGTTTCGCCTGTACCTTGATAGTTATACAGCAGATTAAAGTTAGTATCGGAAATCTGTATAACGTTTTCAACTAATACGATAATGGAATTTTCAGATGGTGGAATAGCTAATAAAGGACCAAACACAATAGTTGAACCGTCACCGGGTCCTAGCGTCTGTTTGGTGATAGCAGAAACTCCAGGAGCTGCTACAGTCTGCCATACGCCTGCGATATATGCTTCAATGCTGTTTAGGGTCGTGTTATATCTGATAAATCCGCTAGGCCCATTAGGAGTTCTAACATTTGCTAGATCCGGTCTCTGTGCTGTTGTTCCTTTAGGAAGTCGCAAGCCGCCAGTTAAATCCATTACCGCTCTACCAAAGTGATTGGTAAAGAATGTGTTATCTGTGATAGACCAACGGCTGATATTTTTTTGCTTTAAGAATTTCATACTGGTAACGAGCTCACAGTAGCAATAATTAAAATTTTTCTAGCTTCGCCTGTGCCTGAACCTACACCTGTAGCGGTAAAAATAGTTCCAACAACACTGTCTGCAGCACCGACTGCTGTAAAATCTGTATCTCCTGCATCTTCAATTATGTATGTGCTACCAATGTTAAAAGATCCTGCAACGTCGACGTCTCCATCTGTTGAGCCGATCCAGATCGAATCATTGCTATCTAAAATTATTCTTTCGTCGGAGAAAAATACAGTTTCGCCCGCCGGAACGATTAGATTGCTTACAACTAAATTTCTTCTTGTCGCTGTTGAACCGTTTTTTACAAAATGTATATTGACAGTAGCAGAATTTACAGTTTCGTCTGTTAAATCAGGTTCTTCGATGTTGCAAAGAGCTATAGTAGTGATAGCTGTTTGTTGTCCTGTGCCTCCAGACAATCCTGTATCAGTTGCTGTAAATGTTCTAACAGGAATTGTAATATCACCAGTTGTAATTGTTGTGCTAGTAATCATATCCGTCTCTTAAAAAATCATGCTGAAAAGCAATGCTTTGTTTTTATTAATTAGTTCTCCGCTTCTATCGCTGTTTACAAAATAAACACCTGTAGTAGCAAGCCCTGGAGTAGAAGTATATAAAATAATAGAATCTTCTACCGAACCAGGAATTACTCCAATCTTATCTAACTGGATTCCATAATTCGTCTGTAATTTACCCGTTCCTTCGGTTCGGAGGAAGATGTTTACATTGGAATCATTATAGGTAGTTACTTCTGTTCCGGTAATTTGTAAACCTTGTATCACAGCATTGTCATCGTAAAACACACTATTGATATTGTTATCAACGATAACGCTGATCAAACTTTCTGTAGGTTGGCTGGTATAAGGTCCTATCGCTGGAGGAAAATTCTGTAGAGGATCTAAAGGATCGTCTACATCAAATACCACGACTCTAGTATTTTCTTGGACTATCTGATATGTAGGATTATTTCTAATAGCATCATCTACATATTTTTTATTAGGTATTACTGAATTATCTTCTCTGTCTCTAACCTGTTGAGCATAATCATTAGCGTTGCCAATTTTAATTACACCAGTTCTAGATGTATCTCCAATAAGAGTTAAATCTCCGTTATCGATATCCGGATCAACTAAAATTCTTCTCAGTTTTAAATTGCTATCTGAAAAACTAATAGTTCCTGTAACATTTCCATGTGCTATTTCCCAGGTATTAGTATTTTCGTTATAGATCAAAAGAGCATTGTCTTGAACAGTGGCAGGTGTAGTAGAAGTGTCACCTCTGTCAATTTCTATACCTGAATATTCTAAAGTTACTCCCGGCCCAAGTTCTCCGTAATTTAATACTATGATATTATCTTGTACATTAAGATTTTCAGCAGACACAGTAAGTGTGTCACCAACGACGACTAAGTTTCCAGTGACTCTTACATCACCAACACCTGGTCCGGTGTCCAGAGTGATCTGGCCACCTTCTTTGGTTTTGATGTTATAGTCGCCGTTGACTTGCAGATACTGTGCCATGCTTAGATCCTAATTACAGAACGTCAATGTTAACGATACCTAATGTTACATCTAGTCTCTCTTCGTCTGTTTGCTCTGTTTGTAGTGTATACTTTCGAGTGATACGAGTACTAGCATCATTATCTGCTTGAATGTCTACTGTTCTGTTTTTTAATTTTACTACCCAGTAAATCGTAGAACCGTCTGATGCACCTTCGAGGTCACCGACTTCGACAGCGATATCAAAAGTACCTGCTACTAATGCTGGAGATTTACCAACAAGAGTGCATACCTCTGATTTACTGCCATCAGATGCCTCTACTAGAAATTTACGTGTACTACGCTGACGGCTAATATAAACTCTTACACCGTTTTCATTATCTGCTTGAGCTGTGCCATCTGCCCATTTAACGTTGGTTACCGCGATGCGGCCCGGTGCATTACCGATTTTTCTTTTTTGAATTGGACGTCCCATTTGTTTTCTCCTTATGTTGACGTTCTAGGTCTACGCGGCGGGTTACCGCATAAGTCCGGTCCTTCCGGCTCTCATTTTAGACTATGTATTTATCTTTGAGATAGCAATGCTATGAGCTCAATTTTTCCTACTGTAGATAACAATTGATTGATCGAGTCTATTTCTTTTTGTGCTTTTTCAAGATAAGATCGACTATGTGTCTGTCGATAATGTACTAGAGAAATACTATATTGTTTAATATGTTCTTCGACTATTGCTTCAATTTTTGCTATGTCGTGACGGAACATAGGAAATCTTTTATGATAGCTGCCGATGTGTTTTCGAAGCTCGGTAAAATCTTTTTCTGATTCTATCTGCATGAAGATATTTAAGTCAAACAAAAAGGACCCGAAGGTCCTTTTTGAACTTACAAAAATAAATTTTACTGATTAAGCAAAACGTAGATTTGCGGATGTTACAGCAACCTTGCCTAGGTAGTCAGCTGCGTTACCTAGAGAAGAAGCAGTGTTTGTTAGCTCGACATAGCCGTAGCGTGTCATGAAGCTAACTACTGGTTCGAAGGTTGATGGATCTAGAACAACACCACTGCTCATCAATGGGATGTATGGGCAGTAGAATGCTGCTGCGTCAGATTCGCTAGAACCTTTGTAACCAATGACGATGTCGTCACTAACAGCGTAGCCGTTTACATACACTTTCATTGCGCTGTTCAATGTTCCAACGAACTTAGTGTTTGTTGGAGCTTCGAATGTGCCTTCTGTTGTTCTTGCGAAAGCAGAAGTTGTAGCACTCTGAAGAAGTGTTAGTACTGTTGGGGAAACAACAGCCCAGTTACCAGCGCCACGACGTGTACGCTGAGCAATTAGGTTGCTAACTCTGTTGATCATAACAGCTAGAGCAGCATGCTCGTCACCAACGAAAGTAGCAGTACCAGAAACGGCAGCTTGATCGTATGTTAGAGCGGCTGTACCAGCCAATGTACCTAGAGAAGTTAGAACTTCTTGATCGATCTCAGCAGTGATCTCTTGTGCTAGAGCAGCCATGATTTCTGCTTCGATATCGATACCTTGTTGAGCTTGTGCATCTTGTGCAGCTTCGAAAGTCCAACGTGCGCTGAGCTTACGAGTTTTGGCTTCAACAGTTTGTTTCAAGATTTGAATGCTCATCTTGTTACCAGCAACACCTTCAAGAGCGGCTGTAGAAGACGCCTTGTCAGTTGTGTTGGAACCAGAATAGCCCTGAGCAATCTTGAATGGGCTTAGTGCTTCTTCACCTGCTGTTACATCAGTTCCTAATGGAGCTGGAGAAGCAGAAGATGTGAAAGCGTCGGCATAACGCACACGTAGAGTGTGGATTTGACCAACTGGGCCTGTCATAGGCTGTACACCAACTAGTTCATTAGCAATGACTGTTGGCATTACACGTCTGATCACTGGAAGGATCACACGATTTAGGGTTGCAACGTTACCGGCGGATGTAGCACCAGCAGTGGCAGACTCTGCCAAATACTTGCGAGTATTTTCTAGAGTTGTTGCCATAACTGTACGCTTGTTACCTTGTAGCCCTTCTAAAAGAGCATCTTTGGTTTCCGACCAGCGTGACTCGAGTAGTTGTGACATTATAGTTCTCCTTAAACTTTTAGTCCCGCAAGCCTGCGGATGTCGAATATTTCAGCAGTTTTTTCTTCGCTGCTGACTGATGGTGCCTGTTTATCGCCTGTAATTTCTTTCGCCTCTGTAAGTGCTTTTTTCGCCGGTGCTTTACCATCCATTACAGCTGGTAAGTACTTGTCAAATGCACTGTGTAGTTTAGAAGTCTGTACCGATTCAAGTAATTCTTTCATTACTTCACGCTTGTCTCCGCTTAAAGGACCTAATAGCTCAGACATTACGTCTTTGCGTTGTGCCTGTTCACGGATAGCAGCGAGTTCAGTTTCGCGACTTTCAACTAGTTTTTGTGTTTCTGCTACAACTTTAGCAGCCTCTTCAAGTTCGAGTTCTTTCTTCTGTACTACTTTGAGTAGTTTAGCAGTTTCAGATTTCTCATTGAGATGGCTTGTAGCGTATTCGCTAGCAAAACTTTCAAAAATTCTGCGACCAAAGTCATTCTTACGAGCAGCTTCGATATCTTCGCGTAGCTGAGTCATTTCAGAACGCAGGCCTTTCGACACTGTTTCCTGAACGATTTTAGCAGAACGCTCGATAAATTCTTTCTTGACAGATTCAAACTTAGCCTTAGACTCACGTACTAGTCGTACTTTAGTTTCGGCTAGGTCTTTCTTGTCGCTGTGGAATTCTGCGATTTCTTTCGCTAGTGCATCCACGATGAAAGATTCTAGTTTTGCAACATTAGCTGCTACAGATTTACGATCTTCGTGTAGTTCTGCGATCTCTTTGCGGAGATTGTTAAAAACGAAAGATTCCATAGCTTTGCTATCTTCTTTCATTTTCATAACATACTTGGCACGGGCTTCGATCAGACCTTGGCGATCTTCTGCAAGTTCGCCTAGTTCTGCTTGTAGACGATCAGCTAGCATAGATTCAACGGCTTCTACCATTGCTGATTTGTCATGCTCGTACTTCTGTGCAAATTCTTCACGTAGTTCTGTAGTGACTTGTTCACGGTTTTCTTGAATACGTTGTTGCCAAGCGGATTCAATTTCCGATTTTGTTTCTTCGGAAATCACATTGTTTTCGAACAATTGTTTTACGATGTCTAGCATGTGATTCTCCTACTGTTATTTGAGGCTCGAAATGATTTTTTTCAAGCTCTCAGCTAGGTAACGCTGTGCCTGTGGATCGCCTTTGATTTCTTGTGCTATTTGATATGCCTTGTAGCCACCTGTATTATTCATCAAGTGTTCATAAACTGGAGTTGGGTAAGCTCCCGGGGCGGAAGGTTGTGCTACTATGTCAACTGTGATAATCTCAAAACCTTGCACATTACCACTTCCATCAACTTCGCCGGAACCTCTGCTTGATACACCCAACTTACATCCCGACTCCAACATAGTCTGTACTAGTTGACCCATTGGAGTAGGGATTATTTTTAGTTTTCCGTAGCCGTTAGGACCATCCATCCACATCTTGGTAATCATATGACTAACACGATCTAGATTGATTTTCAAATCCTGCGGGTGATCAACTTCACCTAGCACGGAGTATCCGCCAGAGATCTGTTCGTTGAGCGTCTTGACAGCCCTATCAATTTCACGAGAAGAATAAACACGCTGGTTTGCATTACGGATATCACCTTGGATGCAAATCCCGTTTAGATACAGCGACTTGTTACCGTCGCCGCTCTCGTCTCGCTCCAGAACAATCTTAGCCTGGTCAAAACTCAAATGTTCGCTAAGTGCAGTTTTCACTTTCACGTCCTATTATCTACGACCACGGAAAAGACTTCCAGCGCTCTTGTCAGCCTGCTCAGCTGCACCTTTCTTTTCTGCGCCGTGTCCAGGTTCTTTAGTGCTAAATGCACCACCGGCTTTGCCACCAGGAACGTTGATGTTGCCTGCATTATCTTCTTGTGGCTTGCCTTTTAGTAGTCCTGAACCTTTTAGTTCGCCCTGGTTGGCAAAAGTAGCTGCATCTTCTTTGCTAGAAAGAATATTAGCTGTTGTGCCGCCCATATCGTTCTTCATGTTATCGATAGTAGATTTTTTGTTGTCGGCTTGCTCAGCGGAACCTTTCTTTTCGGCGCCGTGGCCAGCTGGAACTTTTTCTACATACTCACGTACTGTTTCGAGGTCGAAATCGTCTTTCATTTCGTCGTCCATTTCGCCTTCGCCTTCGTCTCCGCCATTCATAGCGTCGAACTTAGCTTGTAGTTCATCAACGATAGCGTCTAGATCTTGGAAAAGCTCTTCGGGTTCTTTTTCACCCATTTCATCTTCTCCTTCCTCGTCACCCATATCCATTTCGCCTTCTAGGTCGTCTGTAGGATCACCGCCCATATCGGCTTCATCGTCGCCTTCGATGGCGATATCTTCAAATTCTTCGTCGACTTGATCTTCTTCGGCATCTTCGTCAGAAGCTGCTTCTTCTACATCTTCGTCTTCGTCTTCTTCATCTTTTTCTTCTTCTTCTGAAATTTCACTGTCAATTAGTGATTCGTAGATTTCGCGTGATTTAGCAACTACGTAATCATGGAATAGTTCTTCAGCTTTTTGCTGATCTTCGTTTACTAGATGCTCAAGCATCTGCTCTAAAATTTGCTTGTCGGCCATGTTATATTCTCCTTAGATGACTAGGCTGTCGTTTTATTTACACTTATTATTACAAAACGATGTTAAATGGTAGTTTTTTGAATCATTTCGTTGGAATATATAGTTCCCGGAAATCTTTTATCGAATTCTTCATAAGTTACATGTTGTAAATTAGTGATAGATCCTTTTAATTTTTCAGGAACAAACGTTTCTTTTTCTACTACTCTAAAAAAGTTTATTGATTTATATTCTTTTATAGTTCGTTCTGTTTGATTTAACCAATTACCAAAATATGTAGCAGAATCTGTTGATTTTTTATAGTTAAATGTATCGGCATATACGTTATTGAATCTTCCGTCAATACCTTGATAATCGAATCCGAAAAAATAAACATCTTTGTGTCCGAGATTACAGGCAAACCATAACGCTGTTGGACCGCTCGACCATCCTTTATGCGGAGCAAAAAAATTAATATTTTTTTTAGAATGTATACCTTTATTGGGATTTGTCCAGACTTGGTGCTCTTTATGATATCCAGACGCTATGATTTCGTTAACCATTTTTGTATCAACCGCTACTAGATAATCGGGATCAAATTCTCTATAAAGTGCGTTACATCCTATGATCGTGCCACGGCTTTTTAGACTTGGTAAATTTAATTTAAGTCTACTCTTTCCGTTTCCTAGTACAAATGCTATTCTATTCTGCTGGTGCTGCTTCTGCTGGTGGTTGACCATACATCTGCCTTACAAATGATAATTCAGAATCTCGCTCCATTTCGTGGGCTTCGCTCTGCATGCGAAGCTGATTGAGTTGACGTAATGTCAGTCGTACTTTTCTTGTATCGCTTTTTCTGATTACAGAGTCATCTCGCTGTGCATCGTATCTACGATCGTTAGCGAAATCATTGTTTTTTTCGTTAAAATAAAAGAACTCGTTGAGCAGCATCTTGTATTTATCCAAAATCAAGCAGGTGGAGCCGCTTCTGCTCCTTCTGCTCCTGCTTCACCTTCTGCTCCTGCTTCGGCCGCTGCAGCCATATCTGCGGGTGCTTCTGCCGATTGTGTTCCTGCATCTGCTGCAATAGCTCCAGGAGTTATTCCTGCAGATCTCAATTCTCCTGCAGCATCTTCAGTCGATACCAACTTAGCACCGTTTTCTTCTTGCCATAGTCTTTCGTTTTCTGTAATCTCTTCTTGGCTTAGTCCTAAGAATCGTTTCAGTGCAAAACGTTTTGACATATAAGGAACTTCTTGCAAAGCAGTAAAACTCTGTATTCTAGCATTGTCTAATTCTGATTGTCGATATGCTGCAAAGTTCTGTGGATTATTAAACTTTAGTTCAAACAGACTATTATCGATATTGATGCCGTTGTTGTTCATCCACAGCTTAAACTCTAGATCAAAAGTTTCTACGATACTGTTTTGTAAACGCTTGCAATATTCGTTAAATCTCAGTTCTTGGATATAAGCCGTTCCAACTTTTCCATCCGCGATGGTGTTTGCAGCTTCCTCAATTCCCGTAGGCAGATAAGCAGCAGGTATACGTAAAGCCCTAAAGAGCTTATTAGTAAAAAACCGTAGATCAGTAATTTCTCCAAGATTAGTACCTCCTGGTAATGTTTCTACTTTTGAACCTCGACCTTCAGCGGTCTGTGGAAAGAAGTAATCTTCGTTAGTAGAAAGTGGATTGTAAGATGCATCGATTACATTAGCTGTACCGCCAGTAGAGCTAGGAATACGACGTTGTTGGATTTCGTTTTTAACACGTTCAACAAAGCTCATAGCCATGTGTGCTGGCATGTTACCTACGTCTACATAGAAAATACGTCTTTCTGGAGCACGTTGTATACGATAGATGATAATAGCATCTTCAAGAAGTTCTTTTTGCTTATAGACTTTGAAAACTGATTCTAAGATCGAATTACCAAAAGGATAGTTATTATCTAATCCTTCACTCAAACTAATGTGTATGACGTTTGTAGCATCAACAGCGATTTCGTTTTGTTCTTGGCTAAATCTCGTTCCTGTTGCTCTTGCCGCATCACCTACAAATCCTCTACCAAATCCGCCACCGCTGGTATAGCTGCTGGTGCCGCTAGGAGAAGTGTTTGTAGTTCCATGAGGAGTTACTGCAACTAAATTTTTGAAATTAAAATTGATATCTTTGATCACATACTGCTCAGGTATCTTTCCTTCGCTTTCGTTCACGATGATTTTTGTTACTTTGGCAGGATCTACATATAACCATTTTTTAGTTTCTGGATCTCTCAAAAAGAAACAATCGCCGTATTTTAATGAGTTACGAACGATACGGAAAATCCTATTTTCAAATTGCTGCATCTTGCACCATTTTTGCAGTGCATCTTTTAGGATCTTAACTTCGGTGCTGGTAGCTTTGTTTCGAAAGTTGATATGGAAAGGAGTGGTGTTTTCCTTGTCTCTCTGTGTACAAAATTCTGAAATAATATCTAAGGCAGCATTGACTTCTGAATCCATGTCCATCGTATCATATTGCATATATCGTTCGATACGGTTTGGTGCACCGGCATAGACATCGGGTAGATAAGAACTGTAATGTGCTCTAGCAGGACCGGGTCGTCCGCCGTTTCCTACAGGACTGAATGCTGCTTTTGAATTTTCTACGCTAACAGGTGTAAAGTATTTTTTCCAACTCATATTATGTTATTTTAAGCCGCAGGGTTGGCAAAAATATCTCCAGATAGACTTTCTTGTACATTGAGCTGTTTCTGTGCAACTCTATTACCGGCTTTAGTTATTCTCAGAAGTTCTGACATGTTATTATTTAACTGTGCAAGCAATGATTCTGCAGATTCTTGAGCTGGTTCAGGCATAGTTTCTTTTGCTTTTTCCTGATCTTTTTGATTTGATTCCTTCTTTTGTGTTTCTGCTTTTTTAGCTTCTGCATCGGCTTCTATGCTTTTCTTAGTTGCTTCTGCCTTGGCAGTAGATGCTTCTTTTTTAGACTCCGGAGCAGCTTTTTTAGAAAATTTATCTATATTCTTTTGTTGTGCTTCAACTTCGGCCATGGCTGCTTTTGCTTCTTCTGGAGTCTTAGCTTCTTTAACTTTAGCAAATGCCTTTTCTTTGGCTTCTGTTGCTTTTTTCTTTTCTGCTTCTCTATATACATCAGCATTTTGCTGTTTGAAAAAGGATTTTAAAGTTTCATCAGGTCCAGAATAATTAATCGAAGTAGGCTTTTCAGCTTCTTTCTTTTCCTCTATCGCTTTCTTTTCTGCAGCAGTCTTGGCTCCAATACCTTTCATCTCCGCACCAAACTTCATATTAGCGAATTTATTATCTCGCTGGTTTCGTTGAGCTTCTTTTTGTTTTTCTTCTGCAGCGGCTCTTTCTCTATTGGCTTTCATTGTGTCAGAAATCCGTTGCTCTCGTTGCTCTTTCTTCTTGTCCATCTCTTCTTGTTCTTTGGCGATTTCTTTGAGATCTTCGTCGAAATCACCTCGCATTCCGGGTATCTTGTTTAACAGCGTAAAGAAGCCTTCTTTGATTTTTAAGAATACCTGTTTGAAAGTGTCTCCTACCCATCCAAACATATCGCCTAATACTTGTAGATCGCCGCCCATCTTTTTAAAATAATAAGCTACTCCAGCGGCCGCGGCTGCTATCGCAATAAAAGGTGCTGCTATTGCAAGTATCGGTGCTACCACAGCCCATGTGGCAGCAGCTTGAGCCATTAGCGCAGGAATGCTAGCATATCTAGCAGCGGTCTCTAGAGCGATAGGAATTTTACTGGCTGCTAGCCATCCTCCGTAAGCAATCAATCCAGTAACCGCTGCTGCTAATATAGGAACAAAGTTGTCTTGTATAAAATCTGCGATGGTAAAGAAAGTTGGAACAACATAATCTTTTATCAATCCTCCGATAAAACTAAATGCATCGCTGAGCATCTGTATAGCTGGTGGAAGCAATGGCATGATATATTGTTGTACTATACTTCCTACAAATTGAAACGCAGGAATCAGTAACGACACTACTGTAGATACTATCTGGCCTATTATAGGAGCCATGAATTGAAAGGCCGGAACTACGATATTCTGAACGAACGTAGCTAATCCCTGGAAAGCCTGCATCAAAGTTGTTAGTAGTCCGCTGTTAGCCAAGGCCATCTGGAAGCTATTAGAAAATTCTGCTAGATTTCTTTTAGCTGCTGCTAATGCCGCAGCTTGACCGTCCGTGGTTTTTTTAGCTTTATTCTGTGCATCTGTTCCTTTTTTGATCGCATCTGTCTGTATGTTAGATGCCTGCACTATCTGATTGATAGTACCTGCAGCTTCTGCACTGTACATACCTATAGTTCTATATTGCTGTTTTGCATTTTTACCTTCAGCGGCCAGCGTATTCTGTAATTCTTGTTGCATCGCCGCTGTGATCGTGCCTCCGTTTTCTGTTATCTGTGCATACTTCTGCATCAATGCCGCAGACTGAGGCATCATAGCAGCAAATTTTTGTGATTCTTCTGTAGTGGCCGTACCAGTGACCATAATATCCTTGGCGACGTTTCTAAGACCTGCAGGCAATCCGTTTATCGTGTTAGCGAATGCTTCTCCAGCATCCGAACCCATGTTAGCTACCTTAGATTGAAACTGAGCATCAGTGAGCAGTTTCTGTCTAGCTGCTTCTTGATCTTTTCTAGTCTCGCCCGTGATCTTCGCTAACAAATCCATTTGTTTGAGATATTTGGCAGATCCTGCTGCTAACTCAGTGTTTGATTTTCCACCTATTTTTCCAGTTTGTCCTAGATATTTGATATATCCAGCCATTCCTTCGTTGACATCTTTGGTGCTGTAACCTAGATTGTTTAGCTCCGACATAAAAGGAGACTGCCGCATAGTCTTAGATAGCTGGGCAAATCTCTGAGCACCGCCTTCTGTGGTGCCACCTAGAAGTCGCATAGCTTCGCCGTTCTGAGAAATTAGATTAGCGAAGTCTGCCATAACCATCCCAGCGGCAGAAGCAGATTTAGCGAATTGGTTGATGCTGCCTCCGAATGTAGCACCAGATGCTGTGGCTTGTTGGAAAGCGCCAACTGTGGATTCTGCTGCCTGTGCTACTGAGCCAAATATTCCAGCTAAAAAGGTTCCGGCCACAGGTATATTTTTCATCGTAGAAGCAGCAGAAGTTAAACTGTCTCCTACGTTAGCTAAATCATCTATAAGATTTACACTCTCTGTAGTTAGGTCTTTGATTTTTCCAGTAAGGATTCCCATACCTCTTCCAAGGCGGTCTCCTAATCCAATACGTTTTTCTTGTTCTTTTTTCTCTTCAGTGCCATCTGCACCACCATCGCTCGGTCCTCCTCCGCCGGAACCTCCAGGACCAACACCTTTGCCACTGGTATTTTTTTGAACACCTTGAATAGCTTTGAGTATTTCTCTCAGCGTGGCTTCGGTAGCAGCGTTTTTAGCTTCTACATTACCAATACCAGGAATGTCTATGGTTACACCGGCCATTAATCGTTTTTCCTAAAATCTGCGCATATAAATATTCTACAGCGTCTAGTATTTATCGGAGAAAAAACATGGATCAAAATCAAATTGCGCAACCTAAATCTAACCCGTTGTCGCAATGGTATAGACAACCAAAAATATATCTAAAACTTCCCTCAAACGGAGAATTCTATCCGCCAGGCAGTTTAGATGTTTCAGCCACAGGGGAGTATCCGGTATTTGCCATGACTGCTAAAGATGAGCTGATGTTTAAAACTCCAGATGCATTGTTAAACGGACAGAGCACTGTAGACGTGATAAAGAGCTGTATACCTGCTATATTAGATCCCTGGAAGATGCCTACATTAGATGTTGATGCAGCTCTAATCGCTATTCGCATCGCTACTTACGGCGAAGGAATGGATATTACAGCAGGCTGTCCTTATTGCGGAGAAGAGAATGTGTTTACATTTCCTTTAACTGATTGGTTAGGAAATCTCACTAATTTTCAATACGAATCTAGTATTCCTGTAGGTGAGCTCACTGTACATATTAGACCTTATACATACAAAGAAATTACCAAAACTAGTCTGCAGTCTTTTGAACAGCAAAGAGTAGTCAATATAATCAACGACGAAACCATCTCCGACGAGGAAAAACTAAAACAGTTTGGAGAAAGTTTCAGTAAACTCACAGAACTAACTGTGGACATTATCGCTGGATGTATCAGACAAATTGATACACCTAATGGTAACACAGACGATCCTCAACATATCAAAGATTTCATACACAATGCTCCTAAAGATGTTTTTGAAGTTGTTTCTGAACACATTAGAAGTATGAAAACCAAAATTGAAATTCCAGATCAAGACGCTAAATGCTCCGAATGTGAAAAAGGTTTTCGGATTCCAGTATCGATGGACCAATCAAATTTTTTCGGAGTAAGATCTTAAGACTCCCGTTGCCGGAGATCTTACAAGAAGCAAAGCGGTTAGACAAAGAGGCGCGGGACATCAAGAAAGATGTTCTCAGGATGTGTTGGTATATGAGAGGTCTTTCTTACAGTGAAGCTATGAACCTCAGTTGGGAAGAACGAGAAATCGTAGGAGAGATTATCAAAGATAATCTCGAAACTACTAAGAAAACAGGCTTGCCTTTCTTTTAAAGTTTACTATAAACTTTTTTGATCAAGGCCATTTGATTAGCGTCTAATGGCTTTCCGTTGATTATGTTCTGTAAGATAAATTTTGCATCTCTAGCAGTTATGATATCAAACGGCGAGGATGATTGTGCTGCAGGCGCTGGTTGAGATTTTGTTGAAAGACGACCGGCTTGTTGATCTTGATATCCTTGTTTAAATGAAGAAAGAAATCCTGCTTCGTTTATTAGCTCTCTCAGTTTCATCTCAACCCGCCTTTTTAGTTAGATCGCCGACCATCTGACTAAATCCTTTTGAAGTTAGTTGCTTTTGTTGTACATTGCCCGTGGTAGAAGTAGCTGCTGCTTTCTTAGCTCTCTGTTCACGTTTTCGTACAGCACCTGGAGTGTTACTCAATTGTCCAGCTACTTTACCTCCGCCTTGTGTCCGTCCAGCAGCTGGTTTGGGTTGTGCGGTTGGTGTTTTTAAATCAGGATCGTTTTGTAACAAAGCTAAGATTTCTGATCTAGCTTCATCTGGTATCATACTTACTTGTTTTTGAACAAGTTCTAATTTTGATGTTGCTGGTTTCTTAGTTTGATCAGTCTGTGCAGCAGGTTTGGGTTCTGCTGCTCCTGCTGCTCCAGCGGCACCTGGTTGTCCATCTTTGCCAGCAGCTCCTGCTGCTCCTGCTGCTCCAGCGGCACCACTTGCTCCTGCAGCACCTGGTTGTCCATCTTTGCCAGCAGCTCCACCAGCACCACCTTGTCCAGGTGCTCCACCTTGTCCACCAGCACCACCTTGTCCAGGTGCTCCACCTTGTCCACCAGCACCACCTTGTCCAGGTGCTCCACCTTGTCCACCAGCACCACCTTGTCCAGGTGCTCCACCTTGTCCACTAGCACCACCTGCTGGAGCTTTTGCTGCGCCAGTGGTATCTGGTTTACCGGCTACTGCTTTGAAAGCATCTTTTTCTCCACCTGCAAAACTGCTCTTGGCACGAGCTACAGCACCTTTGAATGCTCCTTTGACAGCTCCTGCAGTACGGGCAACACCACCAATGACGTTCCCAACACCGCGTCCGGCGGCTTTGGCCAAAGATCCCAGAGGACCTTCCTGCAGCATCTGTAATTCTTGTTGCTGATCTTCTGTTAGTATCTGATTTAATCTCATCTTATCGGTTCCTAGGCTTTGGCAGGCTGTAGTGTGGCCAGCAGGCTCTTTTTCTCGTCTGCAGTCAGTTTTTTGATAGCGTCTTTTATCATTCGAGGCAATGCTTCACGTTTGAATCTCTCAGCATCCCAAGGCTGAGCTTTGGGATCAATCCTTGGTTTGGTCGGTGTGCCTAGATCGTAACCTGTGAGCTCAGCGAACTCAGCTCGATCTTCCGGACTGGTAAATGCCATACCTAGCTGATCATCGTACCCGTGCGTACCTAGAGGATCTTTGGCGGCTTCTCCAGGCATAGGCAGTTTCATATCACCGTAGACCTGTTTGACTATGTCATCTGACACACCTTGACCTTGCAGGAATTTGGCCAGCTCTTCAGAATCAGTAGGTGAACCTTCCAGCTTCCAAGATGCAAATAGTTTAGCTGATGTGATCTTTTCTGTGGCCTGCTTGCCGACCCAACTAGCTCCTTTGGCCACTGCACCTGCACCTTTCTTCAGAAGATCCATAGGACCTTCCATAACGATGTCTTGCTGTTGATCAATTTTCTTAAACAGCATGTAGGCCTGACCTTCGCTTAATGGACGAGCCTGTACATAGTAGCTTTCTTTCTTACCGTCGCTGGCCGCACCTGCGGCAGCAACAGCACCTTGAGACACTGACTGCAGACCAGTTTTAGCAGCTTGTATGACTTGATAGAGATCATCATTGCTTCGGGCCATGACGCCCACGTCAATCAACAGTCGTTTGTAATCCACACTTCGGAATTCTTCAGCTAATTTCGCTAATTTGTCAAAGGCCTGTACAGCTCGAGGACCTCCCTGGCCGATAGTGTCCATTAGAAAGTTAACTGTTTCAGCATCGTCAGGAAGAACTTTGACGTTTAGACCTTGTATCTGTCTAGTCCATTCAAACCCAGGTGCGCTCATAGTTTTCTTTGCACTGAAAGTCACATCGGCAAATTTATCTTTCATGATCACATCGGCTCGCATTCCTGCCAAATAATCTCCCAACATCTCAAAAACCTTACCTGCGAGGAAACCAAACGCTGCTGTCTTGATGCCTTTGCCCACAGCAGTAGACAGTTTTTCACCTTTGATCAATTCGCTGGCACCACGTAATACTTGACCAGCGATAGCGCCGCCTACAGGACCACCTGCCAGTGATGCCAGTGCAGTTAATACACCAATGACCGCAGCTGACTTTCCTGGATTTTCTTTCATCCAAGAACCTAGTCCTGTGAGCTGCTTGTCTAGTTCCGGAAACTTTTGACCAACTTTGGCTTTGAGCTGTTCAAATTTCTGATCAGCCATCTTGACAGGAGCAGTATCCTGTAGCCATTTACCAACATTGTTGATGATCTCGTTGGCTTTTTTGCCTACATCAACACCTTTGCCTACCAGTGTTCTAGAATCGCCACCAGCGACTGCCTGTTTCTCTACAGCACCAAATACCTGCTTGATTTGATCAGCGGTCAGTGATGCTTCTATCAAAGGTCGTAGTTCGTTGTAGATACCTTCTACGACCAATCTTTGTTCATTAGTTAGCCCGTCGCACGATTCCTTAAGTATACGACGACTCTGAGCCATATGTGATTCTAACAATAAGGCTTCTTCATTTAGTAAGGATTGAATTTTCATTCTGTATTATATCCGGATGATTATCTATTTATTTTAAAAACGAGCTAACGCTCGTTTGCGTTTTCGCTAGCGCTCAACGCAATTTTTCTTTTTTCGAATAATTTCAAAGATGAGTGAAATTATTTTTTGCGCGAAGCGCAAAGTTAGTATTATCCAGATCGTTCAGTCACACTTAGCCCAGCTAAGGGCTAAGAAGCATTATCCGAGTCGAACAATGTCACACAGCAGTAGAGCGATTACAGAGGCGGTTGTCCGGTACCTCGAGCTCAGTCTTATCACAACGGCGGCCTATACAAATCTGCTATCATCTGCATAGACGTGGGGTTTCTCTCCCCTCTTTTTACCTTTCTATATCCTTTTCAAACAGCAAAATCGCAGGTTTTAAGCGATCTTCATCCATAATGGGTAGTTGCTGAGTACCACTGCGGCGTGGAATTCCGTCCCTGTGTACACTGATGACCAGGTATAGAGCGCACGATATTAGCCTGCGCTAGCCAAATAAACCGCTTTTATTTTGCCTTTTTATGCTCTTCGAGACGCTGCCTAAGTATGTTCGAGCCGCCTACTCTGACGTTTATAATGCCATTATAATAGTCATCTGTTTCTAAAACTCGGCGTTCAAACTGCTCTCTTGCCTCTAGATATGACATTTCTGCCTTGGATTTGCAAAGATAAAGTATTTCTCTAGTGAAGTTTTCTGGACCTAATGCTTGGACGTCTGCTTGTAGCCTATCAGATGATCCCCAGTATTCGCGCCAATCGCTTTCTACTACTGATCTTCTTTTAAGTTTTTTGCCTTTGAGTGGTGGTTTAGTACGCTTGAACTGTGCTAATTTTTTGCCTATGTACTTCTGTCCAGTTTTAAGATTCGTGATGAGGTATACAAAGCCAATGTAGCCTTCAGGTATTTCTTCTACGATTTGATTTTGATACGTCCATAGCACTCACTTAGTTATTTTTGGTGGTCTGCCTACTTTGCCATTTCTGGCTATACGCCTTTCCTCTCTCTTATCCTGTATTTCTTTGCGCCTGATATGTGCCTGTCTGCGAATTTCTGCTAGCCAGAAGCGAGCTTTAATGCCCGCTTCTTCAGAACCACGCCATTCAAAACGATCCTGCCATTTAAAATACTGCTGGAACGCTTCGATCATCTTGTCGTGTGTATCTGTAGCCATTATTCTACGATATCAACATCTGTATTGTAACTAGTGAATCCGTTTTCTTTTATCACTTTTAGTACATGATTGACCCTAGATGTTAGATCATCTCTGTGGCTGATAAGGAAAACGTTCTTGTTTCGTTCTCTAGTCATCTTCTTTAATACTGCAATAGAACTTTCTACACCAAAACTATCCATTCCACTATCAACCAGCTCGTCGATAAACAATAAATTGATAGGATGATATAGATTTTCCCATACATCACGGAAAGCCCATGACATAGACAGTATCAATCTGTTACGCTCGCCTCTAGATAAGTTGTCAAAGTCTAGATCTTGTCCCAGCTGTGTAATGATCACTGATAGATCATTCTGGAATTCTACGATATGTGGCAAGCCGATCTTGTCCAGATAGTAGGTCAGGCGCTGATTCAAGAATGCCAAGTTCTGATCAATGATGCGTTTGCGCACGAAACTGTCTTTGCTAGTTAGCAATTTGTACAAAAACTCTTGATGATCTTTGACTCGTGTTAGTTCGTTTAGTGCTTCCCAGTCGATTTCTTGCACAGCAGAATTTTTTAGCTCTTCGATCTGTTCTGTGTAAGGATTTGTTTCAAGTTGTTTAGCTGAAAGTTCTTTTTGTAGATTTTCTACAGTGCTTCGATGATTGTAGGCTTCTTCGATCTTGTCATATTGTGTTACTGGGCACTGTTCTAACTCGCCTATTTCTGCTAATGTAGCCTGATGCTCCTCTTCCTGCGCCTGATTAGATAAAATCTGCAGAGCAGCTTCTTTGACCTGCTCCTCTTTTCCGGCTAGTATTTCTGCTTGTTTGCTATCATGTACGTCTTGACCACAGGCATAACACTTGTGATCTCGGAGACTGTCGATCTCTTTTTTTAGTTTTTCGATCAATCGCTCTTGTTTCTGATTATCAGCGGTAATGTTAGCGATCCATTTCTCGGCTGTTTCTTTACGTGTTTTCTTTTTGTTATAATCTTCCCAGCATTTATGGGCAGCGATCTCTGCTTCAATATCGATCTTTTCTAAGTGTTTGATACTGAGTTCTAGATCGCTGATGCTTTGATCTCGATTTTCGTTCCACAGCTTTTCTTTTCGTACTAATGCTTCGATACTCTGAACGATTCGATCGTTTGATGCTTTAACGGTTTCGATCCTTGTGTTTTCTGTAGCGATAGCATCTTTGCTAAACTTGATCTGCTCTTTGAGGTGTTCTGCTTTTTCGGAAAGTAGAGTGATACCTAGTAATTCTTCAATGATAGCCCGTTGATCTGCAGCCTTCATTGACAGGAAAGGTTCGGTGTAAGTGTTTAATGCTACTAGATGCTTAAACATCTCGTGAGTCATGCCGAAAACTTCTTCTATGGACTTCTGTGTTTCTCGGCTATCGCCTTGACTTTCGTCCTGATCGCTCTGTTCCTGTTCCTGACCATTGATCGAAAACTTCAATAGGTTAGGTTTGCGACCTCGTTCGATGTGATATTCTTGACCATTCTTTTCAAAGGTAACAGTGACTAGCATACCTTTGGTATTGATCTTGTTGATAAGGTTATCACGCTTGATATTCGTTAGCGCCTGTCCGTAGATAGCATAGCTCAGTCCGTTGATGATCGTGGTCTTGCCTGTGCCGTTACGAGCACCGCTGTCGTCTCCACCTAGATCTAAGTTTTCACCTAGAACTAAAGTTAGCTGACCTTTGTCAAAATCTATAGCTTGGGTTTGATTGCCCACGCTCATAAAGTTACGAACAGTTAGATTTTTAATTTTAATCATAGGTCTTTGTAAATGTCTAGTAAAAGGGTCTTATCGTAGGTTTCCGAATCTATAGCGTTGATCTGATTCATGACGATAGTATCCACGCTTTCAAAGTTGATATCGACTGCGACTGCATTAGATTCCATCTCTACTTTTTCAGGAATCAACATCAATTCTCTAAGATCGTATTGCGGAATAAACTGTTCTTTGACAAAGTTTGCTTCTTCGAAAGTCAATGGAAGATCGATCGTGACTCGACAGTGCATCTTTGGTCTGAGCAATTTGTCGGGATTGTCTATGATCCGGCTGAGCTTGTACACTCTGTATATCGGTTGATCTGGCCAAGTAATGTATTCGGGTTTAGATCCCCACTCTAATAGCATCATACCACGTTCGTCGTCACCAGCGTCTGCGTAGTTGTGTGGAAAAGCATTGCCTATATAAACGATATTGTTTGACTGCTGTCGTTTATGGAAGTGCCCAGTGAACACATATTCCTGATTGACGAAATGATTGCGCTGTAACTGTCCGTGGTCTGGCATCTGTACCATTGCGTTCATATAGAAGCTAGGTAGCTCTAAGTGACCGAAGATGTAACGACTTTTGATATTAGGAATCTCTTTCCATTCATCTGCTACTAACCAAGGTAATATAGTTACATCACCTTCGGTGAATGGTTCCTTGATAGGAACCACATTAGGAAACAGGCGCATGAACTCTACAGAATTGATCTCACGCTTGTCTTTGTAGAACAGATCGTGATTGCCTAAGATGAAATATACTTTCTCGAACGATTTACTCAGCCTTTCTAAGTTACTGAGTGTGTAATTCATCGTCGATACATCTGTGGTACTGCGATTGTGATGCCAGTCGCCTAGGAAGATGCAGGTCTCTGCACCTTCCTTTTTAGCAGTATCGCAAAACCACTTGACGAATTCCTCACAATCAGTGTTGTGAATTCGACTGCCTGATTTCAGTCCAAAATGTATGTCTGTAAAACACGCTGCTTTTTTAAATAGATTCATAGAAATATTTTAAGATCTTTTTTAGAAAAAATCAATCCCAATCTGAGCCAGAGTCGTTTTTGGTTACGATCGAAGGACCGTTGTAACCTTCGGCCTTTCCTGCGTTCTGTCTAGTCCACGACGGGTTCATACCGTTCATCTCCAAAATATCATCTCGGATATTCTGGTTACGTTTTTCGATGTTGATGATCCTAACGAATGAGTTAGTGACAGCAGCGGTATAGTAGGCAAAAGGATTATCGGATTTGCTTTCATCGAACTGTAGTCCTATCTGTGTTAGCTGTAGGATGGCCTGTCCACGCATCTCGTCGTTATAGGTATAGCCACGGACATTACCTCTGGTAGCATATCTTTCACATAGTTTCAAAAACATGCGAGCTAGGTTATCGGTCATCTTTCCGTGTTCTTTATTAAACTTTCCTGATTTCATAGGACCCTGCCAGTGGCTCTTACCTACACAGACGAGATTGTCATTTTTGTCAAATTTCCAATGTTGGAAAGGAGGAAAGTTTACTTTTTCGTGACTGTCTGCGGTATTTTTAAGAGTTTTCTTACGACCAGGTGCTAAAGGAATATGTTCAAAGGTCATGACACGGAACACTAAATCTTGTTTATCGATCTTTTTGTAATCGATTTCAAAATCTTTAGCCGGCAGTTTTTTACCTCCTGCTAGCATAGCAGCTTCGTGAGCTTCTTGCCCTAGCCTTTTAGCCCTATTTCTTTTGGCTTCTGCGATAGTCCGGATATTGATTTTTTCTAGATTAGCGACGATCAAATCATATTGATGATAGTCCGGGTTGGTAAAAGAGCAGTAAGTATTTTTGGAACGATGTATTTCTTTCAGTAAGTCTTTGTTGGTTAGATACTTTATTTTTGGTGGTTGTGCGATCATATAGTTATGGTTCTCCTAAGGCTATTTTAATAATAATAGCATATTTTGTCAAGAATAAATAGACTAAACGGAGATATTTCTAGTTATGCCGCTGCCTACGAACCCCCTCGCAACTCTGATTTCCAGTGTAAATCAGTCTATATCTCAGGCCAGCAACGCCGCAGGAGGTCTAGCAGGAACTGCCGCAAATTTTGATGCACAGAAATTAAACGACACAGTCAACAGACTCAGCGGAGCCGTGGGATCGGGTTTGAATGGTTTTGCTTCAGGAACAGGTGCGGGTCCGAATTTAGCCAATACATTGCAAGGAGTGGCCAACTCTGTCCAGACGAGCCTTCCGGCCGGTGTATCTACCCTTCAACAAAACGCAGGTGCTATCGCAAATGCAACAGCCGATATCGCAGGCAGCATCAATAAGTTAGGTATAGGCGGAGACCTAGCATCTGGAATCGCTAGCCTCGCTGGAGGAATAAGCGCAGTAGCCGGGCAGATCAATAACCTATTGAGTATCAAAAGAGGAGTGAACTTACCTTCCGGAGCAGAACTGTTTAATCAGAACAATCAAGGAATACAGCTAAGACCTTCTACAGGCAACGATTGGCGAGTTAGATTAAATGCCGAGTGGACATTGTTTAATTCTCCTTTGTTCAATTTGCTGGAAAAAACCGGAGGAGTAGTTTGGCCCTACTTGCCACAGATCACAGTCAGTACCAAGGCTAATTATTCACAGATCGATCCAACACACAACAACTATCCTTTCATGGCTTATAAAAACAGTCAAGTTGATGAGATTAGTATATCGGGAGATTTTTCTGCAGAAACAGAAACAGATGCTGCCTATTGGATCGCAGCAACGACATTTTTTAAGACCGCGACAAAAATGTTTTTCGGCCAAGGAGCTAATGTAGGTAATCCTCCTATAATCTGTAATCTCAGCGGATACGGAGGAAGCATTTTTAATAATGTTCCTGTGATCGTAAAAAGTTTTTCAGTCGATCTCAAAGATGATGTGAATTATGTAAATTGTAATATTTTTGGAACCAACACATGGGTACCAGTAATGAGCACGATTTCAGTTACCGTACAGCCTATCTACAATAGAGAACGACTAAGAAAGTTCAATCTCAGAGATTATGCTAGCGGAACATTGGGAACAGGAACAGGATTCATCTAATGGCAACTTATAATAAATCATCACCTTACGCTAATACTAGAGAAAATAATCTTTATCTAGAATTGTTAGAGATTAGACCAGTGCCTGCTGAAAATGACGACTATCAATATACTATTGAAAATCAATATAAACATAGGCCTGACCTGTTGGCCTATGACTTATATGGAAACGCTGCCCTTTGGTGGGTTTTCACCCAAAGAAATATGGATGTGATAAAAGATCCTATATTTGATTTCGAGCCTGGAATAACAATACGCTGTCCTAAAAAATCAAACCTCCAGAAGTATCTAGGAGTCTAACGTGGCGTTTTCTCTGATCAAAGGTGTAGCAGAAGTAATCACTAATTACGCCGATATAGGCGCTACTATGAAAATCATAGAAGGTGTGGCTGCAAAAACAGTAGATAGAGCCGCAGGAGAAACATCTTCGGAACAGGGAAAAAATGTCAAAGGTTTGCCTAATGCGTTAGAACAGTTTGCATCTTACACTCCTTTGTGGACCATGTCGGCATTGACACCGAGTCAGTTTAATGATCCTCGAAGTTACAGAAACAGTCCTGCAGATTTAAAGCATGTGGTATTTTCCTCCGCAGGAAGATTTGACAGCCAGAGAGTGCAGACGCTGTATGGTAGTCCGGAATACTATGTCGATAATTTTACAATGAAGACTGTTATTTCGGCTAGCCAAAAAACAGGCAACAGCAATGCCATCACTTTTGAATTTGAAATATACGAACCTTACAGCATGGGACTGTTCCTTCAGAGTCTTCAGCTGGCAGCATTGAATGCCAATTACCCAAATTATCTTCAGGCTCCGTATGTGCTGAGATTAGATTTTCTCGGAAGCACAGATGATGGTAAATTGTTCACAGGAATAAAACCAAAATTTTTTACTTTGAAACTAAGCAAGGTAGAATTTGATACATCCGAGTCTGGAAGTAATTATAAAGTTACGGCCATACCATTCAATCATCAAGGATATAGCAACACTGTCAATAGAGTTTTCAGTGACATCGCTATATTCGGAGATAAAAATATAGAACCTAATGTTAAACATCTTTTAGTAGAAGGCGAAAACAGTTTGTGTGCAGTTTTAAACCGTAACGAAGAAGAAGCGATATTAGACGATAAACAACTATTACCTGATACCTATATTATAGAATTTCCTGATAGGTATGACCAGATGTTCAACGTAGCATCCGCCGATAACGCATCTAATTCTGCCACGATAACTCCAGATTCTCCTCCTGCTAGAACAGTAGGAAAGTCCGCTACTCCTAGCGGACAGTTTGGAGAAAATACTATCGGCAAGGCAGACATGGGTTTCAGTGCCAAAGACGGCGGTAATTTTACTTTTAAGCGAGCAGGTGATGTTATAAATTCTAAGACCGGAGTTATAGAAAGAAATCAAATGGTCATAGACACGAAGAATCGAAAGTTTCAGTTTCCAACAGATAGCTCTATCACAAAAATCATAACAGACATTATTTTAAGTTCTAGATATGCAGAAGATGCACTTAAAACCAAACCCACAGATGGATTTATAAATTGGTTTAAGATCGATGTTCAGATACAGCTCGACGGGTTTGATGATAAGAGAGGAGACTTCGCGAAGAAGATCATCTATCGAGTCATACCTTATAAAGTTCATGTCAGCATTTTCAGTCCTCCTACTGCTGCTCCTCCGGGATATTCAGAATTAGAAAAATTGATCGCTAAGAGATATGATTATATCTATAGCGGACAGAACAATGATGTTTTAAAATTTGACATAAAGATACAGAATCTTTTCTACACAGGAACGAACCCCAAAGGCGAATCAGGAGCAGGCAACAATGCCAACCAAGACCAAAACGGTGTTTCGGAAAATCCACCAAAGAAAACCACGACAAACAAAGGACCGTCGGGCGGTGCTGCCATAGCAGGAAACACGGGCGGAAGATTGCTTAAAAAAGATCCTGCATTGATGAATGTACAGCCTAGCCCTTCCGGTAACGAAACCACAGAGCAGATGGTAGCTAAAGCGTTCCACCAGGCCTTTTTAAACAATAGTGGAGATATGATCAATGTGGATCTCGAGATCCTAGGCGATCCTTACTGGATGGTTGATAGTGGCATAGGAAACTATTTTGCTCCTCCTAGCAACGAAAATAAACTAACTACTGCTGATGGAACGATGAACTATGAAGGTAGCGATGTATACATCTATTTGACGTTTAAGACACCTAAAGACATAGATGAAAACACAGGGTTATATCAATTTCCTAACGACGGAAGAGAAAGTCCGTTCAGCGGAATTTATAAAGTGACATTTTGTGAAAATGTATTTGACGACGGAGTTTTCAGACAGAGGTTGAAATGCATTAGAATGCCTTTACAACCAGCAGACTTCGATGGTAAGCGTCAACCTGTTGATACTAATAATGCATTGGCTGTCGGTGTAGGGGAAGAAGAAAAACCCAAGACAACGACATTTGACCCACAAACAGAATACGGATACGGACTATTATAAATGGCATTTGAACGAAGAGAACCAGCAAACAAGAAAGTAGGTCAGCTAGGCACGGGATTATATCTGGCTAAAGTTATCAGTCACTTAGACCCTAGCTATATGGGATCTTTAGAAGTTACTCTACAGCGTAGGCAGGCCAATGCACTAGGTGACGATAATCAGACCTATGTGGTCAGATACGCCAGTCCTTTTTTCGGAAGCACAGCTTTCGAATTCATGGGAACGAATAAAGAAGATTTCAACGACACACAAAAAACCTACGGCATGTGGTTCGTTCCTCCCGACGTAGGGCAGACAGTATTGGTTTGTTTTGTTGACGGCAGCGCCGCAGAAGGATACTGGCTAGCATGTATTCCGGCTAGGTTCGCTAATAACATGGTTCCAGGAATAGCCAGCACCACCGATGTTGAACTGTCAGACGCTGATAAGAAAAAATACGCACCAAGCACGAGATTGCCTGTAGCAGAAGTCAACAAGAGACTCAACACAGATCCTAATTCTATCAATCCTGATATCGTAAAAAAAGCAGTCCATCCGATCGCCGAACATCTTTTAGAAGCCGGACTATTAGACGACGACGTAAGAGGAACACATAATTCTAGCAGCCGTCGAGATATACCTTCTATGGTATTTGGAATATCTACGCCTGGACCTTTAGATCGACGACCTGGTGCGAAAAAAGCAGTGATAGGATCTCTGTTGTCAAAATCCGAAACACCGGTACCTGTAAGTAGACTCGGTGGTACACAGATGGTATTTGACGACGGTGACGATCAGTACCAGAGAAAAACCCCAGCCAGCGAAGGTCCTGTAGAATACGCAGATATCTTAAACGATGAAAAAGGTGAGCCTACGATTCCCTACGGAGAGTGTTTTAGAATAAGGACTCGTACAGGACATCAGCTGTTATTACATAACTCGGAAGATTTAATTTATATTTCTAATTCTCGAGGAACCACTTGGATAGAACTAACCAGTAATGGTAAGATTGACATCTATGCAAAAGATTCTGTTTCTGTGCATACAGAGAACGATTTAAATTTCCGTGCCGACAGAGATGTAAACATTGAAGCCGGCCGCAATGTCAATATCAAAGCCACGTCAGAATATCAAGATCCGGAAACACGACACGAAGAACCTGCACTGTTTGATGCTAACGGATTTGAATCGGGCAGAGTAAGGATAGAAAGTGTACAGAATTTTGATCTCCTGATTGGTCGCAATGGAAAGATACATGTTAGGAACGATGAAGATATCGAAGGCAATTTAGATATTAAAGTTAAAGGAAATATGCGTGTTTCTGTGCAAGACAAAGATGAAGAACCTACCCATACGAATCTAGAAGATCAAGACGGTGTAATCAGAGTCATAGAAGATCAACCGGAAGAGATCAAAGGCCTGCACATTTATTCTTATGAGAATACAAGAGTGCTGACAAAGAAGAATGTCGATATGATCACAGAAGAAAATGTAAAGATTAAAACCAAAGGAAATCTAGATTTAAACACCGATGGAAACAATGCTTATACTGCCGGAGGCACCACCGACATCAAGAGCGGAGGAAATCACACAGAGACAGCTCCACAGATTCATATGAACGGTCCTGCAGCAAGAGTGGCAGAAATCGCCGAAGAAGCAGAAATCGCCGATAGGATCGAAAAACTACCTGTTTACGATAATCCTTTTGTGGACAATATCAACCAAGAATGGAAAGATCGATATCTATCTACGGATCTAGTGAAAAGCATTATGAAACGTGTCCCTATGCACGAACCTTGGCTATTGCACGAAAATCAAACACCAAACACTTTAACACCGGATGCTACTGATAGAGAAGCACCGGACGGAGAATAATTCCATGGCAAAATTATATAATCAAAAAACTGTAGCTCAGAACAAAACAAGTTTAGGAAATCAGTCTATATCTTCTTTTACCTATAGAGGATTTAACAGCAATGATAGTAAAAATGGTTACAAATCTTTTGATATTGATCTAGTCAAGCAAGATATTATCAATCATTTTTATATACGTAAAGGAGAAAAATTACAAAATCCAGACTTTGGAACAGTCATATGGGATGTGCTGTTCGAGCCCTTTACAGACGATGTAAAAAAATTGATAGCTAAAGACGTAGAAGCCATTATAAATTACGATCCTAGAATCAGTGTAAATTCAGTTACTATAGATTCTACAGAACAAGGAATACGTATAGAAGCCGATGTTACGTATCTTCCTTTTAATGTATTAGAACGCATGACCTTCAATTTTGATAAGAATAACGCGATCATAAACTGACCAGTTTATTAAAGATGTTAAATATAAGATAGGAATAAAACATGACAACGACTGCTAGATTAAACAATCTTTTGTTAAATCAAGACTGGACTAGAATATACCAGACTTTCCAGAATGCCGATTTTAAATCTTACGATTTTGAAAATCTACGCCGTGTTATTATCACTTATCTGAGAGAAAATTACGCAGAAGACTTTAACGATTACATTGAAAGTTCTGAATATATGGCTTTAGTTGACGCTATAGCTTTTATGGGACAAAGTTTAAGTTTTCGTATTGACCTCGCTAGTAGAGAAAACTTTATTGATCTTGCAGAGCGCAAAGAAAGTGTTCTACGTCTGGCTAGAATGCTGGCTTATAATGCTAAGAGAAACTTGCCTGCACAAGGCCTTTTAAAATTTGACACGATTAGCACCACAGAAAATATTTTAGATAGCAACGGGAGAAATCTGGCTCAGCAGGTAATTTTGTGGAACGATCCTACGAACATAAACTGGCAAGATCAATTTACTAGAATCTTAAACAGCGCCATGGCTGACAATACAGAATTTGGACGCAGCCAAGGTAACGATATCATAGACGGAATCAATACAGATCAATATAGATTTAGAACAGCATCTGCTGATGTGCCGATTTATTCTTATACAAAAAGCGTAGCAGGTAGAACTATGCTGTTTGAATTAGTCAGCACAACATTCAAAGATTCTGAAGAATTATACGAAGAATCACCGATCCCTGGAAATCAACTGGCCTTTGTCTATCGTAACGACGGAAAAGGAGCAGGTTCTAATAACACAGGATTTTACCTGATGTTTAAACAAGGTAGCTTAGAAGTTGCAGATTTTAATATCGATGTTCCTACAGTCAACGAAAAAGTAGCAGTAGCTACAGAAGGAATCAACGAAAACGACCTATGGTTATATTCTTTAGACGCCGCTGGCAATCAAATAGCCCAATGGACTAGGGTAGATTCTATCGTAGGAAATAACATAGCTTACAACAGCATCTCTAGTAACATTAGGAATATCTACAATGTGGTTACTAGAGAAAATGATAAAGTCGATCTAGTGTTCGCAGACGGTGTCTACGGCAATCTTCCTAGAGGTGCCTTTAGATTATTTTATAGAGTAAGCAACGGTTTATCGTATCAGATAGCTCCTAGCGAAATGAGAGGAATCAACATCACAATTCCTTATACAAATAAGCAAGGAGTTTTACATACTCTTTCTGTGGGGCTAAGTTTAAAATATACTGTAGATAATTCTACTCCTGCAGAAGATATCAACACTATCAGGACCAATGCTCCTGCACTATATTATACACAGAATAGAATGATCACAGGCGAGGACTATAACCTGGCTCCGTTATCTAGCAGTCAAAATATTCTCAAAGTAAAATCTGTCAATAGAACATCTAGCGGTATATCACGAAATTTCGAAATTATAGATGCTTCAGGAAAATATTCTAGCGTCAATGTATACGGTTCAGACGGATATGTTTATAAACAAGAAAATGAAATTACTTTGAGTTTTAAATTTAATGATAGATTAGATGTGTTTAATTTTATTAGAAATAGCCTTGAACCAAAATTTAGTTCAACAGCAGTTTATAATTTTTATCTAACTAAGTTTAATAAAATTAATTTTTCTGATTCCAATGCTATATGGACATCGATTTCTACAGATGTCAATCAAAGCACAGGATATTTTACAAATGCTGTTGATAGCAGCATATTAAAGACTGGTAGTTATACAACTAATATTTTAAAATATGTCTCTTCCGGGTCGCTAATAAAGTTTGTTCCGCCGGCAGGAAGATCTTTCAAGAATGGAAATTTAGTTACAACAGATAGCACAGACCCAGAACAGAAAAATAAGATATGGGTAAAGGTAGTCAGTGTAGTAGGCGATGGAACTAATGCCGGTCGAGGAGCATTGAGCACTGGATTAGGCCCTGTGAGATTCAACGATATAGTTCCCTCTGGTGCTATAGCTACTAGAGTAATACCTAAATTTGTCAGCGATCTTCCTTCAACTCTAGAAGCCGAGATAGTCAACTTAGCATATTCGAGTTTAAATTTTGGTATCAGATTTGATATAGCATCTGCATCTTGGAAAATTATTGAAGCATCTGATTTAAATCTTTTAGATAATTTTAGCTTAGGAAAAGCTGGAGATACTACATCTGCTAATTTGGATTCCAGTTGGTTAGTTTCTTTTGTAAAAGAAGTTGATAGATATGTTGTTAGAGTCAGAACCCTTGATTATATTTTTGGAAGCCTAGAGCAAAATAGATTCTATTTTGATGCGAATCAAAAAGCATATGATGCTAGAAATAATCGTGTACAAAAAGATCAAATCAAAGTACTCGGAATCAACACAGGAAACGATTTTATAACACCGCTGATAACAGATCTTAGTTTCGAAGTCAGCGATACGATCACGTATGACGACGGATATCAAGCAGCTAATGAAATTAAAATAGCATTTAGTGACAGCGATGACGATGCAGTAATTGATAATCCGGAACAATTCGAACAGATCGTTGGTGAAGATTCTCAACTAAATTTCTTATTTTTTAGAAGAACCACAGATATCTACGGCGAAATAGTTTATGAGTTTATAGATAACACATCCGGAGATATTTTAATTAGAGACAGAGAAGCCATCGTCAATATCAATGATCCAGAATTTACTGACGGCCGCCTGGTTTATTTTTACAACATAGATGATAATTTTGTAAAAAGAGTAGACAAATCTACCAATACTTTTATTTTAGAGCCAGATTACCAAGCCTACATTGGTAGATCCAATCTTAAGTTTCATTATATACATAATGCCAGTGTCGACAGAAGAATCGATCCTAGTGTCAGCAATATAATCGATACCTATATTCTAACAAGAAACTATGATACAGCATTTAGAAATTATCTAGCAGGAGCAGTTACTACAGAACCAGAAGCACCTAACAGCGATAATTTAAGAATTAGTTTTGGCGGATCTCTTGATAGAATTAAATCCATTAGCGATGAAATAATCTATCACCCAGTATCTTATAAAGTATTATTTGGCAGCAAAGCAGACGAAAAGTTGCAGGCTATTTTTAAAGTAGTCAAAAATCCTTCTAAGAATATAAATGACAACGATCTTAAAGTAAGGATAATTACAGCTATCAACGAATTTTTTAGTATAAGCAATTGGGACTTTGGAGATACATTTTATCTATCCGAACTTATAACTTACATTACTAATTCGACCGCTCCAGATATTAGCAATATGGTAATTTTACCTAGACAAGTATCTCAAGTATTCGGAAGCCTATTTGAAATCAAAAGTAGATCAGACGAAGTATTTGTTAGCGGAGCCACAGTTGACGATATTGAAATAGTATCTAGCATAAATGCTAGCGAAATTAGAACTAACCCAAATTATATAGTTACTACTAGTTAAAAATTATGGCAGATAAAAAATTTCCTAAAAGCGACATACCTATCAGAAAAAGTTCTGATTTCTTACCTCAGGTATTTAAAACTGAAGCCAATGATAAATTTCTTCAAGGAACATTTGATTCTTTAATACAGCCTGGAGTTTTAGACAAACTAGTAGGATATGTAGGAAGAAAATACGGAAAAACCTACAACGGAAATGACATATATCTCGACACTGATCAAACTCTGAGAAGTAGGTATCAGCTAGAACCAGGAGTAGTTATTCGTAACGGAGACAAGATAGAAAGTTTTTACGATTATCTTGATTTTAAAAATATATTAAAGTTTTTTGGTAACACCGAAGAAAACGACAATCTAACTACCTATCAAGATCATTATTCTTGGGATCCTCCTATAGACTGGGACAAGTTTGTAAACTTTAGAGAATATTATTGGGTTCCGGACGGTCCTCCTCCGATAGAGATAACAGGTCAATCTCAAGATATAGAAAGCACTTATAGAATCAAACTAGGTACTAATACTAATTCTTATGTTTTTTATCCTGACGGGTTATCTAATAATCCCACGCTGACATTGTATCGAGGACAGACTTACAAATTTATAATCAATACCCCGGGAGAAGGATTCACTATCAGGTCAAATTATGATACCGGTAGCCTTAGATATAATCCAGATTTAGCATATGCTAGAGGAACACTAGTACTATTCGGTGATAATCTGTGGAGGGCTTTAAGAGATATAGCGCAGGGCGATGGAAGTTCTATTGATAGAAATAGTCAAGATTGGGAATATGTAGAACCAGCCTCGACCGCATCGTCTCTAGACTATAATTTCGGTATTACAAATAACGGAGCAGAGACCGGAACTATAACTTTTGAGATACCGTTTGATGCTCCAGATGTTCTTTATTATCAAAGCAATACCAATCCTGATAGATTAGGAAGATTTTTAATATCTAATGTTGACACCAACACATTTATCGATGTAGAAAAAGAAATTATTGGAAAAACCACATATGTTAGTAGCAACGGAGTATCATTCAGCAATGGAATGATCGTTAGATTCGTTGGAAGTGTTTTTCCCGAGAAATACGATACTGAGGAGAACTGGGTCGTAGAAGGAGTCGGAACTTCGATAAAGTTAGTAAAATTTACAGATCTGGTTATTTCTGCAGGATTAAATCCTACAGTACCTGAAGTATTATTTGATGATGCTGGATTTGACACAGAACCTTTTGATGACGCTGAATTTTACCCGGCAAGAAAGGATTATGTTACTATTAATAGATCTAGCCAAGATTTAAATCCATGGTCGAGATATAATCGCTGGTTCCACAGGTCTGTTTTAGAATATGCTTACAGAATTTCTGGAAGCGACTTTGATTCAGACGAATCTAATCGAGCTAAAAGACCTATCATAGAATTTTTGCCAAACCTACAGTTGTTTAATCACGGAGAAAAGGCTAAAGAATCGATTGATTTTATTGACACAACAACTACTGATGTGTTTTCTATAGTTGAAGGAAGTAGAGGATATCTAGTAGACGGAGAGTCTATTTTTCAAGGTGCAAGAGTATTATTTGTTGCAGATACAGATAAGCTGGCAAACAATAAAATTTACGAAGTTACATTTATCACACACAACGGATCTCGACAGATTAGCCTGAGACCTACTTCGGATAGTGATCCTGTACAAGGAGAATGCGTCCTTGTCAAGAGAGGAATCAATAATAAAAGATCCATGTGGCACTATAACGGAACAGCTTGGGTAAGAAGTCAAATTAAAACTGATGTAAATCAATCTCCTTTGTTTGATGTATTTGACTCTGCAGGAATTAGTTTTTCTGATCAAGTGTCCTATCCTGTCTCTAATTTTAGCGGATCGGAAATAATAAGTTATAAGAAAGGAAATTCATTAGTTGATACTGAGTTAGGATTTAGTTTAAGCTATCTCAATATCAATAACGTAGGAGATATACAATTTGAATTTGATTGGGAAATTGGAAGTTTCCTCTATCAAATACAAGATCAGACTTTAACGACAGAAATTAAAACAGGTTTTTATAAAAATACTCTAGAAAATGAATTTAAAAACTGTTGGATTAAAACAGATACTAGATTTTTGCAGCCTATAATTGACAGCCAAGTAATTACAGTTCCGACAAATACTGTATCATTTAAATCTGTAGATTGGGAAGAATATGACAGAATAGAAGATAAAGTTTTGCAAGTATTTGTCAACGGAAATATAACAACATATACTAGAATAGCCGGGACCTTCACATTCGATTTTCAATTAAATCAAAACGATGTAGTAGCCTTGAAAATATTTTGTAGCATTATTCCTAGAGAAGGATATTACGAGATTCCAGTTGGATTAGAAAAAAATCCTTTAAATCAAGAATTAGAAACATTTACATTAGGAACCGCGATCGATCATTTAAGATCCTCTTTAGAATTCAATTCTGATCTCCAGGGCGCGGTTGTCGGAGTCAATAATCTCAGAGATCTCGGAGACTATCAGCAGTTTGGAACGAGAATAGTTAAACATTCGGGAATCGGATCTTTAGCGATATCGTTATTGGCTAGTAAAGATTTTAATATTATCAAATCTTTACAATACGCTAAGAAACAATACACTGATTTCAAAAATACTTTTATAGAATTATTAGCAGGAATTTCTTTAGACCTAACTCCTTCGGAGATCGTTGACTACGTTCTTACAGAAATATCGAAATCTAAAACTATAGGCAGTCCATTTGCTGATTCAGATATGTTAGGATCCGGAGCTTATACTGAAATAGTTTATACTGTAGAAGATACTGGTATTAAAACTTTCACACTTTCTGAAAAATTTGATCTAGAAACACTGAGCAGAAAGGCAGTCTATGTTTATAAAAATGACCAGCAGTTAGTCTATCAGCGTGATTATACTTTTAATTCGACATTTGGATTTTTAAATTTACTAATAGATTTAGTCGAAGGAGACAGATTAGTTGTTAGAGAATATGTTTCTACGGCTTCTGGCTATGTTCCTGCTACTCCGACGAAGTTAGGACTTTATAAAAAATATCTTCCGCACAAATTTTTAGATGACACATACGTTGTTCCGAGAGAAGTGATACAAGGTCACGATGGAAGTATAATTTCTTGTTTCGGAGATTATAGAGACGATGCTATACTTGAACTAGAGATTAGAATTTACAATAATATAAAGAAACAATATGATCCTTCGGTCTTTGATATCGATAAAAATATACAGTCCTATTACGGTGTTGGAGATTTTACCAAATATGATGTGGATTTAATTTTAATCAAAGAATATTTTAGATGGATATCGGATACTAATATAGATTATCTATTTAATAATTTCTTTGATAGCGAAAACAGTTTTACCTATACCTATTCAAATATGACTGATAGAGCGAAAACAGTAGCTCTTCCGGGATATTGGAGGGGTATATACCGTTGGTATTACGACACAGATCGTCCCCATCGTTGTCCTTGGGAAATGTTAGGATTCAGTGAAAAGCCAACATGGTGGGATGAAGAATATGGCTCAGCTCCTTACACTAGCGGAAATTTAATTCTTTGGGAAGACCTTCGTGATGGAATCGTACGTCAAGGATCCCGTGCTGGAACATATGATCGATACAAACGACCAACTTTATTAGATCACATTCCTGTTGACGGAAACGGAAAATTACTAAGTCCGTTAGACAGTAACTTAGTATCAAATTTCACATTAGCAAATGCTCAAGGAAGTTTTAAACCTGGAGATATCAGCCCAGCAGAATATGTTTGGAGATCTAGTTCAGAATATCCATTCGCTATGATTATAGCTATGTGTTTGTTGAAACCTTTAGATTATATAACTAAGAATTTCAATAACGATGACACTACATTAAACATTTTAGATCAAACAGTTGACAAGCAATCTAATTATTTTAGTACTCTTGGAGATATCACTATTCCTGTATCAGGAGAAGTTTTAACATCGGGGTTGATAGTTTATCTTGCCGATTATCTAAAAAGCAAAGGACTAGATCCTCAACGCATTTCTGATTTCTTGTCTAACATGGATGTAGCTATAACTTCTAGATTGTCGGGATTTGTGGATCAAGACAATCAAAAATATATTCTTGATAGCAAGAATCCTAATAGTAGCAGCGGTAGCGTTTTTATCCCCCAAGAAAACTACGATATAATTTTTAATATTTCTGCGCCGATACAAACAATAACATATAGCGGAATAATTATCGAAAAGGCAGAAAGAGGATGGAAGGTAACAGGTTATGATACTGTTGATCCAGTTTTTTACTATTATTCTGCTGTGCCAACAGCGACTGATCCCACGATTTCAGTTGGAGGAATTTCAGAATCTTTCTTAGATTGGGCCCCGGAAAAATTTTACGGCAACGGTGTGGTGATCAGATATAACAGTGTTTATTATAGAACTATTAAAAGTTTTACCAGCGGAGACACATTTACTTCTGAAAATTTACAAAAGTTATCTGGATTACCAATCGTCGGCGGAGTAACAGCACTTAGAAGAAATAAATTTAATAGCTTTACAATAAAAACGCTAGTCTACGGATCAACGATTCCTACAATACAAGAAGTTGTTGATTTTATCTTAGGTTATGATTTTTATCTAAAAACCCAAGGATTTTCTTTTGATGGATATAATTCAGACACAGTATCTCCGACCGATTGGTTTACAGCAATCAAAGAATTTATGTTCTGGACTAAACAGAATTGGGAAATCGGTTCTTTAATCACACTTAGCCCCGGAGCAGAAAAACTAAGCATCAAAAATTCCACAGGTGTTATTGATAATCTTTTAAATTCATTTTACGAATATAATGTATTGAAAAGTGACGGAAAACCTCTAGAACAGAATTTTATCGATGTATATAGAAGTTTTCAAGAGTTTAAAATCTCTCCAACAAATACCAACGAAGGAATCTATTTCTTTAAAGGATTTGTTGTACTAAAAGAGCACGTTACTGTTTTCGACGATCGAACAATATTCAATGACGTTATCTATGACAAGCCTACCGGTTATCGTCAAGAAAGAATTAAATCCCGAGGATTTAGAACTACCGACTGGGATGGAGATTATACAAGCCCTGGATTTATTTTTGATAATGTCAACATAGAAGCATGGCAACCTTACACTGATTATAAGCTAGGAGATATTATTTCCTATCAGAATCAATATTATACCAGCAAAATCAACCAGCCTGGAATATCAGAATTTAATTTCGATAATTGGGTAAAATCTGATTCTGTTCCTTCTAAACAACTAGTTCCAAATTTCGATTACAAAGTAAATCAAATAGAAGATTATTACGATCTTGATGCAGAAGGAATAGGATCGAGTCAGAGAGAACTGGCTAGAAGATTTTTAGGATATCAAGGAAGAAAGTATCTAGAAGATATCGCAGAAGACAGCATCATACAATATAAACTTTATCAAGGATTTATTAGAGAAAAAGGAACAGCAAACGCTATTATAAAAATATTTGATAAAACAAGCGGCACAGAAGATGATAGTGTTGTGTTAAATGAAGAATGGGCATTCAGAGTCGGCAGTTTTGGCGGAATAGACCAGTCTCAACAAATAGAATTTTTAATAGATAAAAACGATCTAGAATTGAATCCTCAACCTAGTATTATTGTAGAATCAGAGCCAAGCGGAGTAAAAATTGATCAGTATCTAAGAATTCCTAAAAAAGATTTTACAATTAGTTTTGTTCCATTTTCAACTTCTGTGAATTCTCAGAGATATTTCTCAGATCTCAATAGGTCTGCTGGTTTTGTTAAAAACGATCAGGTAGATTTTATAGTTAAAAATTTAGAAGGATTATTAGATTTAAGTATTTTTGATTTTTTTGATAATGATCATGTTTGGGTTACTTTTAATAATAATTCCTGGACGGTACTGAGATTCAATCAAAATCTTTTTCTTACAATCGAGAATGTTGAAGAAACAGGCGATAGTGTAACAATTTCTTTTAATAGGCCACACGGCTATGAAGCAGGAAACGTTGTTGGGTTCAAAGATATAGGAAATTTAGAAGGATTTTATTTTGTTGATTCTGTAGAATTTAGAACTATTACAGTTACTAAAAGATCGACAAAAGCAGTAGAATATGATCCTAGTAGCATAACATTCATTTACGATTTTACTGAAGCTAAATTTAATTCTTACGAATCTCTCGACCAAGAAGCTGTAGCGATCTTAAAATCTCAAAGTAAATTATGGATAGAAGATTCCGGTAACGGTAGATGGGAAGTAGTAGAAAAATCTAATCAATATTCCGATAAACCGATAATTGATTATGGAATATCAAATCCTCTAGAAACTGGTTATAGAGTATTATATGCAGAATTATTATCTCAAAGTATAGTAAGTATTCCTAGATCAAACTATGTTATAGGTTATTCCGAGTCGACGAATAGTTTGAGTATAAAACACATAATAGCTCCTCCGGAAGATTTTCAAAATACCACAGGATTTTCTTTTGGTAAAGCATTAGCAATAAGTCCTGATAATAGATTTTTAATCGTCGGAGCACCAGATGCTAGCGGAATAAAATCTAAGTTTAGAGGAGAATATAATGCTTCCGCCCAGTATTTTGTTAGTGAAATAGTAACTTATGGCGGAAGGCTATGGCAAGCCAGAGAAGACATCTTCGGAGATGGATCTTCTATAGATGTATATTCTGAAAGATGGGAGCCCGCGACCTTAGTAGAAGCATTTACTACGGGCAGAGGTAACGGAGATGAAAAGCAAGGAGCGATCTTTGTTTACGAATGGTTTGATCAACAATGGAACTATAAGACCACGATCCTAAGCCCCCTCATAGATCAAAATGAAAATTTTGGTTTTGATATTTCTATAGGAAAGAACGGAACAAGTTATTACATGGCTGTGTCTGCTCCCGGAGCTTTTAGAAATAGAGGCCGAGTGTATCTTTTCACTTATGACGGAACAACATGGTCCCATCTGATCGATACGAATTATGCAGGAGGCTATTCTTCTAGCACTTATTATCCTGCAGGATCGATTGTTTACTACGACGGAAAATTATGGAGATCTCAAGTTGAAATAACTGGAGACGGTAGTAGTATAGCTGTTGAGGGAGGATCCGCAGACTGGATTCAGATAGATCCTGTTAGCACAGAAGCATCTCTTCCTATTAATGTATTTTTAGACGACGACGGATCGACGATTGCATCTGGAATACTTTCGGAAGAATCTCTTTCAGAACTAACGAAAGAGGGAGATCGTTTTGGTTATAGCCTGGCTATGAATAGAGATGCCAGCGTTTTAGTCGTATCTACTCCTTATAGTGACGGTCAATTTTTTAATAAATTCCGTGGGGACTGGAGAATTGAACAAGAATATACAGAAGGTGACGTAGTTAGATACGAAGGAAATTATTATAGATTATTAAATCCTGCTCTTGACATTCTCGATAGTACTATCGTTTATACGAATATCGGCAGCGACCCCTCAGACAGCGAAGCATGGATCAATGTCGGTGATAGCACAGATGTTGCCAAAGGAAAAGTTTTTGTCTATCAAAGAGATCAATATAACAGATACGTTCTTAAACAAACAGTGACGGCTGGAAATTTACAAGATATCAATGATACAGGAATAGCAGAATCGATATCCTCCGGAGACCTATTTGGCTATGATCTAGATATTGATTACACGGGTACAACATTAGTGGTATCTAGTCCAGAAGCAGATGTTAATTTTATCAATCAAGGAGCTGTATTTGTTTTAGAAACTAATGGTTTTGCTGATCTAGAATATCGACTCAAACAAAAACTTATTAGTCACGAAAAGACTACTAATTCTTTCTTTGGATCTAGCGTCGCGATCAGTTCCGCCACTGAGCAGATTGTAGTTGGAGCTAAAAGTGCTCCGGCACGTTTATTTGCCACGTTCGACAACGTCGAAACTACATTTGATCAAAGAACTACAATATTTTCTGAAAGCAGCGGTTATCCCGGACAAGTTTATGTTTTTCAAAGAAAATCTACAAAGTATCTTCTAGCAGAGAAACTAGAATCAGATCTACAGACATTTGAGTCGTTCGGTTTTAGTGTTGATGCATCTGCATCTGCTATAGTTGTGGGATCTCCTAATTACGGAGAGAATAAAGAAGGATTAGCAAGACTTTTCAAAAAAGATAGCAATAAAGCAACATGGTCGATCATTGCCGAAGAAACACCGTTAGTCGATATCGATTTAATAAATTCTATATCTTTATATGATAACGAATCCTTAGAAAAAATATCAGATCTAGATTTTATTGATCCTTTTAAAAATAAAGTTCTATCAGTAGCAGAACAAGAAATTGACTATAAAACAATGTATGACCCTGCGATATATTCTCTAGGGATAGATCAAGTCACCGTCGACGATAGTCAGCCATGGAGAGAAAAACAAATCGGAAGAGTATGGTGGAATCTCGAAACGGTAAAATGGATCAATTATGAACAAAGCGATATTTCTTATAGATCTGGTAATTGGGCTAAACAGGCTGTAGGTTCAACGGTCGAAATTTACGAATGGGTAGAATCTCGTTTGTTACCTTCGGAGTGGGCAGCGATTGCCGACACTGCTGACGGTTTATCTGTTGGAATATCGGGACAACCTCGTTATCCAGATGATACTGTTTATTCTATCAAAGAAATCTACAATGTAGAAACAGGAACGCTGACTGAAACTAGATACTACTATTGGGTTAAAAATAAGAAAACGTTACCAGATGTAAAGTTTAGAAGGAAGAGTATCGACGAAGTTGAATTATTGATATCAAATCCACAGTCTTCTGGTATTTCGTATCTATCATTTATAGATTCGGACAAGTTTCTTCTACATAATTTTGATTCTGTCATTAGAAACAGTTCTACATATCTTAATATTGAATATAAGAAAAATAGAAGCGAACTAAAACCAGTACATAGAGAATATGTCTTATTGACAGAAGGACAATCAGATAGTCTTCCTCCGAATTCGTTAGAACGCAAATGGATAGACAGTTTAGTAGGATTTGACGAAAAAGGAAATACTGTTCCTGATCAGGACCTTGCATCTAAACAGAAATACGGAATATCTTTTAGACCAAGACAATCGATGTTTATTGATAGAGAAAAGATTCTAAAAATAGTTATCGATAATATTAATACTGTACTTTCAAAAAGACCATTTGCTGATTCTATAAATTTTACTAATCTAGATTCTACCGATCCTCTTCCAGCTGACGGTTTAAATGAGTATGATGTTGCAGTTGATAATTATATTGATTTACAAGAAGTAGGAACTGCTCGACTTAGACGTGCTGTATTAGAGCCGGTTATTGTTGACGGAGAAATAGAAAGTATAAACATCATAGATACAGGATTTGGCTATAGAGTAGCACCTCAGATAGAAATAGAAGGGACTGGATCTGGATCTAAGGCAGAAGTGACAATTGACAGCCAGGGAAGGATTGATTCTGCAACAGTCCTGATCAAAGGAAGAAAATATACATCTGCTATTATTAAAATTAGAGAGTTTAGTGTTCTTGTTAGGTCTGATGAAACATCAAACGGATACTGGAGTATCTATAGTTTCGATCAAGATAGAAATAGTTTTTATAGAAGCAAAACACAAGGCTTTAGCACTCCGACTTATTGGGAATTCGTTGACTGGTGGAAAGAAGGTTATTCTCCCTCGACTAGAATAGTAATTGAGCTAGAAAATTTTTATTTAGAAACTACAATACAACCAAAAATAAACGATCTAATAAGAATAAAAGAATATGGAACTGGAGGTTGGTTAGTTTTAGAAAAAACAGTTAGCGGTACAGGCGATTTCGAAAGCGATTATAATATTATAGGAAGACAGAACGGAACTATAAGATTAAAAGAAGGACTGTATAATTCTAAGACAGAACCTTTAGGGTTTGATAATGTTGGATCTTTTGATGCGGTATTATATGATTTGCAGCCGACAACTGAACTTAGAAATATATTAAAAGCAGTAAAAGAAGACATTTTTACAGATGATTTTTCTGTAGAGTGGAATAAGTTATTTTTCTTGAGCATCAACTATATCTTCTCTGAACAAGAAAAAGTTGATTGGGCATTTAAGACTAGTTTTTTAAATGCCATACACAATGCAGGATCTTTAGAACAAAAAGTAAATTACAAAAATGACAATCTAGATAGCTATAGACAATACATAGAAGAAGTCAAACCTTATAGAACTACTATAAGAGAATACACTAGTCGATATACAAATCTAGACAATACTCGTTCTGCTATAACAGATTTCGACTGTCCTCCTACTTATTCTTTAGTGGACGGGCGTATCGTTCCAGTGACTACATCAAACAGTGATGTGGATTCTTATCCGTGGAAGTCTTGGTTAGATAATAGTTCTTATTCGATTATAGCTATAGAAATATCAAACCCTGGCTCGGGTTATATCACCCCTCCTGAGGTTCGTATCGAAGGCAACGGCGCAGGTGCTACTGCTCAGGCTTATATAGTAAATGGACGAGTATCGTTGATAAGAGTTACTAATGTTGGATCAGGATACACCGCTACTCCTCTTATATCTTTGATAGGAGGAAACGGAAATTCTCAAGATACTGCCACAGCGATTGCAGTTTTAGGAGATTCTAAAGTTCGATCGTTTGATCTAACTATGAAATTTGATAGAACTAATAAATCTGGTACATATCAAACCTACTTACAAGAGCAAACGTTTACCGCTACTGGTTCGACATCGGTGTTTGATTTAAATTATGCTCCTACGAGAGATAAAAGCAAAATAAAAATTATTAAAAATAATCAAGTAGTTCTCTCGTCAGAATATTCGATTTCTTTATACATTTCTACAACAGACACTTATTCGTTGATCAAAGGAAAGATAATTTTTAACGAACCGCCTGTCGCAGGAGACATCATTGAAATAACATACGAAAAAAATGATATCCTTCTAGATAGCATAGATAGAATCAACAAATACTATGCACCAACAGCAGGTATGAAAGGTAAAGAAATCAATCAGCTAATGACAGGTATAGATTTCGGAGGAGTGCAAGTTCAAGGTACAACCTTTGATGTCACAGGCGGATGGGATGCTCTTCCTTGGTTTACAGAAGGATGGGATAGTGTAGAATCTAATAGCGATTTTTATGTTGTCTGCGACGGCAGTACTAGTTTTATTAGCCTGCCTTTTACTCCGGCTGCCGGCCAGCAAATTACAATCTATCTAAAAAGAAATCAAGAAGATCCTTATTTAGGATTGTCAGTAGATTCAACTTTCCAGAGACAGATAGATAATCTACAGTTTAGTAATGAAATTGAACAGAAAAATCGTTATGTAAGAATAGACGATCCTTATTACGATCTCTATGACGGCTCAACGATTCAACCTAATGGAAGAACTACAGCTCCTACAGGTGCAGTAATGCCAACATTTATCGGTGACGGGTCTACAACATTAGTTCAGTTTATAGATCCTTTGACAGACATTCCTTATATAAGAACAGAAGCAGGAGATACGCTAATATTCCGAACTGTAGATAGCGATGGTGCTGTAATAATCAACGATACAAATTTATTAGATACTAATATCAGCGGAGGAACATTAGCAGCGTTAGGAAATGCATATCTAACTGCTACAGGAACTTTAGCTGAAGAAATAATCATAGACGGTGATGAATTTGTTAGTCCAGACCAATCGCCTGCTCCTGAAGAAAATGTACCTGGACAGGTTTTAGAAAGCGTTAGTATCAAGGTGTTTAACACTACTAAAACTGGAGTAGCACCTTTACAAAACAAAGTATATCTAAGCGATGGCCTAAGTAAAACATACAAGATCGATTTAGAAATTTTCCAATCTTCGTCTGTTATAGTCTATGTTGATAAAATCAGACAAACTGAACCCGATGACTATAGTATAGATCTAATCAATAATTTAGTAGTATTCGAGACTGCTCCTGCTAGCGGTGCGGCCATAGAAATAATTAGTGTAGGAATAGGCGGATTAGAATTATTAGATTATCAAGAATTTGTTGCCGACGGCGAGACTAATTTTTTCCTAACTAAAGCCAAGTATGATCAAACATCAGCAGTTTCTGTGTCTGTGAACGGTGAAGCGGTTGACATCGGCTATGTCAATAGTAGCGATTTCATAGATGATCAAGGGTTAGTTCTATTACAATTTGGATTACCTCCAGAATTAAACACGGTGATCAAAGTAGTGGCCATTGGAGTTGCGGATGATGTAGATTCTACAGGGTTATCTTTAGTAAGAGTCAATAAGCAGCAGTTTGTTTATGATGGCTCTAGTCGAAGATTTAGTTTAGATAATTTTGTAGCATTATCGAGAGGATCAGCTCAAGCTAGCGTATTAGTAACAGTAAATGATTATCAATTGACGGGAGTCGATACTACCTATCAAATATACGACGGAACGAACAATGATATCGTTATTGGTTTAGATCCAGAAGAAGCTATCGGTAATATTACATCTGGAAATATTAAAGTCTATGTAAACGGTGTCTTGAAGCGTTTTGTCATCGATTATGTCTACAACGGTAACCAGAATTTAATAACTATACCTCCTTCAAATTTAAGTATCGGCGACGAAATAAAAATAGAAATTGATCTAAGAACAGAATTTTATTTTGTGAACAACGATCTTG